ACATACAGATACTGAACTTTTGATAAAATTTGAACCAGAGGAAAGAGGATGGTACATTGAATTTGAACAGTCGTTTGACAACTGTGAAGACTGGGAAAGCAGAGGTTATGAGAGTTATAGCGATTGTAATTGTCAAAACAATCAAATTTGCCCTCCAGAACCAGACTGCACCGACTGTAACAACTGGTCTGAATGTGGATATGAAAGCTATGATGATTGCCGTTGTCAACAATATGGCGAATGCCCTCCAGACTGTACGGATTGTAACAATTGGGAAGATTGCGGATATGAATCTTATGATGATTGCAGATGCCAACAGTACGGTGAATGCCCTCCAGAACCTCCAGTCCCTCCTGTTCCTGAAAGAACAAGGATAGTGGAGATACTTATGGACATACTCAAGGGAATGGCCGAAGACGAATATTGTGATTTGGCATCATACCAATACAACGACAAACCTACAGCCAACATAGTGTTGGACAAGAAAATGGATGACCCTACGGCATTGTTAATACAGATAACAGACTGGAAAATTGACTGGTCCAAAGGAAGGATATTGGAGAAAGCAGCTATAAATCTGTCTTTCCTGAAAAAAGAGCCTAAACTTGACGCCAAAGGCATTGAACAGGAGGCTATTGTGAGCGATATGAAGGATTTGGCTATTGAGTTCCTGAGAAGGCTGAAGCAACGCAGATTCCAAGTGAGGATAGTTGACGATGAAATAACGGTAAAATCTGTTTTCTTGCGCTCAGACAGCAACAGGACTGGTGTTAATTTACAATTTGAATTAGAGGAGGTACAGGGAAATTGTCTATGACGCATAACGCCATATATATTTATATGATGTTTTGTTTCTTCCTCTACAACAATCACTAATTTTGCTCCCATAGAATCCTAATTCACTCTCAATATTTTTAATTGATGACCAAGTTTTGATAAATTTGCCATCTAAATCGTATTGGTTTATTTTTTTATAGTGTGAAGTAGCTGAACGCTTTGTCCTGTTTCCATAATTACAATTGTATTTATTGTCACACCATTCCAAATTGTCAACTCGGTTATTCGTAACATCTTCGTCAATATGATTTACTTGCGGCAGATTATCTGGATTTGGGATAAAAGCATCAGCTACTAGTCGGTGTATTCTATGTTGTTTATAGGAACCGTTTTTATATAACGTTAAGGCAAGATACCCTTTAGTTTTTTTTACTTGTTTTAATATTTTTTCATTTCCAGTTCTGCGATAATTAAGACTTTTAACCCTGCCAAGGTTTGATATTTCATAAATACCCTCATAGCCATTCACTGGTTTCCATATTTCATAAAGTTCTGTCATAAAACTGTAATTAAATTAATGGAAATTATACGAATATTCTACTAATAAAACAATAATGCTTATAACAAAAAGGACAAAAACGAGGGATATTCTTCCTTTGCTCAACGAGGAGAGGATGAAAACATTGATAGACGCTATACCAGAATATCCGTTGGAGAAACCACTGTTGGAAATGACGATAGGCGAGTTCATTGATGTTCTGGATGACGGATACGCCCTCAAATATCTGAAGGAAAGAAGGGCATACAAGGCGTTCGGTAAGATGAAATCCTTCAAAAACCAGCTTGAGGCCATCACCAATTTCCTTGAAATGAACAATGTGGAGGCTGACAGCGACCAGATAGCCGCTGCAAACGGTGTGCAATTCCTCACTTTCGAGGAGAATATGCTGTACACAACGGCTGAATTCTTCCACCTGAAATCGTTTGATGAGGCTGAAAAAGTGAAACTGACCAATTATTTGCTCATAAACAAGAAAAACACATCGGAGACAAAGTACCAATACAACCTGAACAAAATAATGGAAAGAAAACAAAAGACCAAAAATGGCAGACATTGATACCAGACTTGATTTTGAAAAAGTGCTTTCTGAATGGGCTAATGGTGTTATAAAGAAAATACAGTCCAATATGGAGACTGAAAATGTCAACGCCAGCGGTGATACATCAAGAAGCCTTGAATATAAATTCACAGACAAGGGAATACAGATACTTGGGGCACCGTATTTTGCCGAGAGGACTGAAATTGGACGCACACCGACAAAAAACCATCAGTCATTTGACTTCCAATCCATTATAGCGCAATGGATTAAGGACAAAGGTCTTGACATTAAATGGGGACTTGACGAGGAAAGGGATATAAGGAAAGTCGCTGGAGCCATAGTGCACACCATATCAACAAGAGGTTCCAGAAAATACAGGGAACCAGACAAACAGACCGATGTCTATTCAACTGTTGTAATTGAATCTGTTGACATTCTCACAGATATGCTTTTGACAGGCACAACAGAAAGGCTTCTCGGTATGGTTGACAACATTGCAAGGGAAGACGGTGACAAAGTGTCAACAACAAAAATAAAATAACTTAAAAAACAAAATAGATATATGGCATCAGGAACTTTATCAAAAGATGTTATAGTGAATATAGAAATCAAGGACCAGGAGGCTGTTACCAACATTGCCGCCCTGTCAAAACGCATTGACGAGCTTAAGGCCAGACAGAAACTCCTGAACGAACAGCAGAGGGATTTGAACAAACAGCTAAAGGAAGGGGCGATAACGGAAGAGCAATACGCCGATGCCCTTGAGAAGAAATATGTCGAAATAGCCAAGAACGAGACTCTTCTCAAAGAGACTAAACGCTCGCTTAGCGCATACCAGAAGGAACTTCAAAACAACATTGTCGCTGAAAAGGCTGAAAAAGGCAGTCTTGACGCTCTGAGGGCACAACTCCTTAATATGAGGAAAGCTTACGAAAGTATGTCAGAGGTTGAAAGAAACACAGATTTCGGTCAGAAACAACAAAAGGATATAGCCGATTTGACTCAGAAAATCAAGGACTTAGAGTATGCGCAGCTTGATTTCAAACGGAATGTAGGAAATTATCCTGAGACAACTCAGTCGGCTAAACAGGCTTTGAAGGAGATGAGGATAGAGTGTGAAAATCTTGCTGTAGCATTGGCACAAAGCGAGGGTGAAATACAGGCCCAGAACACGCTGTTGAAAAACCTTGCCACGACTCTTGGGACAGATTCACAGGAATACAAGGACGCTGCCGCAGAACTGAACCGTATGAATACGGAATACGACACTTCCAAACAGAAATTAAGCGAGATGACAGCCGAGACTGGTAAACTGGCCGACACATTGGGTGATGTCAGACAGAACATCAACTCATTCGCAAACGACCAGCAGAAGATAGCCGCTATGCAGGAGGGTGTCAGTGTCCTCACCAGCACATACACGATATTGGCTGGCTCAATGAAAGCGTTGGGCTTAGAGAGTAAATCACTGCTAGAAGTTTATGCTAAAATACAAATTGTCCAACAGTCCGTCAATTCACTAATGACAATCTACAAGGCACTGAACAAGGATTCAAACTTGATGATTGTCTTGCGTAACAAAATGGAACAGACAAGGCTGGTATGGTCCAAAGCATACGCCAAGTCATTGGAGGAACAGAATGCGGCCATCATAGCCAACATAGCGGCAGAAAAAACCAACGCAGCGGCTACAACAGCGACAGCAACAGCCGAGGGAGTGGCCACAGCAGCCACATTTTCATTGAAAGCCGCGTTTGACGCATTGAAGGCCACTTTGCTCACCAATCCATTCACAGCGATACTTGTAGGAATTGTCGCTGTCGGTGCCACTATAGGTGCTGTTGTGAAGAAGATTGTCAAATCGAACAAAGAGGCCAAAGAATCCGAAAAGGAACTTGCCGAACAAACTAAAAAAACTTCCGAAGAATACAAGAAAGCGATAGACAAGAGGGTTTCCGCTATGAATTCGGCATCCAAGACATACACAGAACAAATAGCAAAAGTGAAATCATTGCTAAGTGTATTGAAATCAGAAACATCAACTTACGATGCCAAAAAGAAAGCCGTAAACGAACTAAACAGGCTTGTCCCAGCATATAACGGACATATCTCCAAAACTGGCCAGATAGTTAAGGAAAATTCAGCGGCAATTGACAAATACATAAAAGATTTGGAACGTCAGGCAGAGGCTGTGGCTACTATGAACGCCCTTATTTCAGCATATGAAAACAAAATAGAGGCCGACAGAAAGAAAAGGGAGAACGACAGATACCAGAAATACTACCAAGATATGCTTAACAAATACCAAGATATGCTTGACGAGCAGTACAGTATGGAAGCCAGATTAAGAGACCCGCAGATAATTATGACGGCACAAAAAAACATTGACTACTACTCTAAGAAAATGTCAGCTGTGAAAGAAGAGGCTAAGGCGATAAACAAAGAACTTGACGGTGTCAACAAGGATATAAAGTATTTTTCTTCCATTGCAAAGGATATTCCTGTGTTTACAAACGAAAATACATCTGGCTCTGGGTCGGAGGAAAACGAAAACGTAAAGAACGCCCAGAAGCAATATGATGAAATGCTGAAAATAGCGGAGGACTACTACAATGAATTGGAGAAAATGGCCGATGATTCGGTTAAGACATTGACTGAAAAGGAAAACAACAGATACAAAGGCGAGAAAAACCAGTTGGAAACTGCATTGTCCGATGCCCAGAAACTATACGAACAGTTATCAAAAGACCCGAAACTGTTGAAGGAGTTACAAAAGAAGAACAAATACCTGTCACTTGAATCCCTTTCAAACCAGATAAAAATACTGGAGAAAGAGCTTGAGAATGTTGAAACAAAACACAATGAAAATCTTGACAAAATCACTTCCGACACAGAAACAAGTTTCAATCTCATAATGACGAAACTCAGGTACGATTTGGATAAATCAAGCTCCAACCTGACGGCAAAATACACAGCGGAACTCAAATCAAGGCTTGACGCTCTTGACGATGAACTTAAAAAGGAACTTGATGCTTATGAATACAATGAACAACAGAAAATTGAGATAACAAAACTATATGAAGAGAAAAAAAGACGCTTGATAAGCGAATTTTCTAACGGTTCGATTGGCGATTATTCAAACATAGACAACTTAAACCAACTGCATACACAGCTTGCAAATGATTTGGCTGAGATAGAATCTATGAAACAGGCCGAACTCGCCGTATTCAAGGGTACTGAGGAAGAAAAACTGGCCATAACCGAGAAATATGCAAACAAGAGGGTGGCGGCTGAACAGTCGGCATCAAGACAGGAAGCCAAGATATGGATGAATTCCACTTTGACAATAGCTAACGCACTTTCAACAACACTTGGGAATATGTCCGACCTTTTCAACACTCTTGCCGAAGACGATGAGAAGATGAACAGATACTCAAAAGAGCTGGCTATGGGTCAAATCATTCTTTCAGCCGCTGTAGCCACCGCACAGGCTGTAGTCGCTGCAATCAATTTCGGTAAGGACACTGGACTTGGCGCTGTGGTTGCCATACCTTTGGCATTGGCCGAGTTTATGGGAATAGTCGCTTCTGTTATAGCACAGGCGAAACAGACGCTTTCTTCCGCCACTTCCAGCAAACCCAGATTTGCGGATGGAGGTCTGGTCGGTAACAGGACCACAAGGAGAAAAGATGACACTATTGACGCGAAACTGTCCGAAGGAGAATATGTAATAAAGAGTGATGTGGTTGAAAAATACGGTGTGAAATTCTTCGATTTCCTGAACTACGGAAAAAAAGTGACGCACAGTGCTAAGAACACATACGCCGATGGTGGTCAGGTTGTGCCTCAGTCTGTCATTGACAAGACACAGACATTCACTATGAATGATTTTGTCGAGGCACTAAAACAAATGCCAGCACCGCAAGTGTCGGTTAAAGAGATTTCCAATGTACAGAAGCGTGTGTCTGTCAAAGAGAGCATATCAAAATTAAAATAATTGAAACAATACATAAATAATGAGAAGTTATACATACAACAACGTAACGGTAACCTACGGCGAGCAGGTACTCTGGACAGGGGACAGCAACACCATAACAATTGAGTCAAGCGTGTCAACTGACGAGGTTGGTGCCGATATAATCATAAGACACCCGTCTGGTGTTGAAACAAGGACAATCAGACATTTAAGCGAGCTTCCAAGGATAGTTTTCGTAATAGATGACGCTCTAATCGCACTTGACGATGACAATATAGGTCAATACACTGCACAGGTAAACGTATATAAAAACGGAATTTACGATTTCTCGCACACTTTCTCATTCCAATTGCTCAAGGGGAAATCGTTCACCAACCAGTCACACGCTATCAGCAGGACATTATACCTGTACGACCCTGACGAGCTTGTGAAATTGCAGGTGTATTCTCCAGAAAGCGGTTCTTTCCATTTCGGAAGCACATACCTTCCTTTGTACCAAGGATTGAACCAATACAATATGTCCCAACATATCACTACCTTGGGAACATATACTTTCTGTCTTGAGAACGAGGTTGTACAACCTGTTGCTGTGATAAGCGGTGATACAGCTAAGACACCGTTTTCATCAACATTGTATTATTCGGTAATCAAATCCAATGAAGACCCTTCGTATGAAGAAAAGGGGGGAGATGTATGGAAATATGACGAAACCATCTTCCCTGTATGCTACACTATCGTATATGACGAAGCCTGCTGGTCCAAGGATTTCGTGGAGTTGAGATACAGGGACTGTGACGGCTGCATAAGATACCTTGGCGGTAAGCTTGCATCCGAGACAAACGAGGTTGGAGGAACTCCTTACACGCGGACGGAAACCGACAATGTATTCCGCAACATTCCAAGAAAACACATAGAGAACACCAAACGCACATTGAAGGTAGGTTTTATGAACGTAGCAAAAAACGCCTATCCTCAGGACATTCTCTATTCTTCAGATGTTTATATGCGTATGTACAACAGCGAATGGTGGCCAGTTGTGATAGGCAGCGACAAAATAGAAACCAAAAGGGATGACACACAGGACATAGAACTTGAAATAATAATCAGCGAAGAATAGATAGCGGATATGATAACAATACAGATGAGAAATGGTATGCTGGATGTCGGCTCAGAACAGGACATTGCATTCTCTTGGAAATCATTCCGATTCGCGGAGGGGCTCAGGGACCAGTACACGACCGACATAGAATTGCCGAAGACAGCGAATAATATAAAAATACTGGACTGCTACAATTTGCTTGATTCTCCTAACCAGTTGTATGGTAACCAGATACAGCCAGCCATTCTGACTGTTGATGGTCGTATGACAAATTGTTATCTTCAGGTTGTGAGTATAAACAAGACCACGATTACGGTATGTTTGTACGAAAACACATTTCCTATGTCAATCAGGGACAAAAACATAGCCCGTATGTTCGAGGATGACAATTCCACAATAATAGCTTGGAATACAAACACTTTGACAGCTTATCCAAACTGGTTCAAGGAATACGACTACGGAATGCCTTATGACACACAATACGCACAGCTACACCCGTCTAAAAAACTAGATGACTTGCTGCCTGTGATTTCAAACAAAATAAACACTTCCATACCGTCCATAAGACCGAATTGGTATGTTCTGGCTACAGGAAAGTATTTATGCCCACAAAATCATAAACAGTATGTTGAGGGGAAGATGGATTCGTCTAACATATTCTGCATAATGGGAGGACAGCACATAACAAACGATTTGGAATACAGTGCTTCCATCACCAGTAACGACAAAATCATATTCAACCGCGACTGCAATGTATCTATGAACATATGGATAAGCTGGAAAGCTAAGAACAACGGATATAAAATACCTTTTGTAGTGAACCAATGGCATTACGACACGCACACGAACACAAGTTATGAATACCAATTGAACGGTCTTGACTACACGAACGACATCACGATAGGAAGCGCCACTTTCAACATAAAGAGGAATGACCATATTTCGTTTTTCATACCTGACGGGGACAGGTTCGATATGGTAAGCTGTTTAGCTGAGCTTGACATAACGGACTACGAAATAACCGAAGACGACTACTACCAAGATATGCAGTATGTGTCCAGACTTCCAAAGCTTGTTGTCTATCAATACGGAGGCAATAGTTACGAGGACTGGTATTTTGACGGCTCTTCATACGACCTTGGATGGCACAGAAGAGGGACTTCAAACACTTTACACAGATATATACAGACAACTTGGTCATCATTTGCTTGGTTCGGCTATTATGCAAACATTCCAGAAATGAGTGTGGCGGACCTTATTTGGGGTATTGGATGGCTACTTGGTAGAAAGCCTGTGTTCAGCAACGGCGAGCTTGAATGGGTTGATGTGGACACATCGTTAACCCTGACAAACGCTTATATAAGCGAAACAAGACCAGCGTCTAATTATTTTGGCAAAAAGAACTATATCAAATGGAAAAACGATGAAAATGCCGAGCCTATAAGCGAAATAGACAATATTTGGCTTGAGGACAGGAGAATTCTTCACGAAAGCCCGTTTGCAAAAACCACTAGGCTCGGTCAATGGTCAGGCATTGTGCCGCAATATTCAAATCCAGAATACGACAGTGAAAACGGAGAGTACAATTGCGATTTCGAGGATGTAGGTTTCGTGATAATGGAAAACGCCACAAATACTGGCAATATACAGGTTATATCCCCGTATATCAGGACCATTCCTTTGCAAACACTTGGTCTGGAATCAATAACATCAACAGTAGAGGTGACGATAGAATCTTTTGACATACCGACTGAACCAACCGACTTCATTTATCTAGACGGACGCAAATTCTTTACAATAGAAGGTAATGTTGACCTAGTAAACAAAAAAAGTACAATAACGGCATTGCTTGTGCCGACTTTATAAGAAATATAAAATGGCTATAACAAATTCAAAGATAAGAATTTATGCTGACGAGGACCTTGAAACTCTCGTCAAGACGATAGACACACAGGGAGATGCGAACGCAATAGACGCTTCCCAACTTGATGAAGGAGAGACATACTGGGCCACTGTTCAGATTACGGTTACAGGCGGTGTCACTTCCGAGGAAAGCAACAAATACAAATTCTATACACTCCCTGATATAGAGTTTACACTCGCACCGTTTGCGGCTGGCACTTCCATTCTTTTCGGAGTTGAAACATCAACCAATACTGTCAGGATAGCCAGAAGCGGTGTGATGTACAAGGAAACAGACCAAAGGAGCAGGGAAAACTACGTCTATTCAGACGGTTTCCATCACGACTTCAACGGACAGATAGACGGTCTTCTACCTGACACAATGTACACCCTCACGCCTGTTGTTGTTGATGAATTCGGCAGGATGTGGGTAAACACACCAAGCTCTGTTTATGTGAAAACAAGCGTTGTCGCGCCTGTCGTGACAATCGGTTCACTCAATGTATCTGGTAATGTGGCAAGCGGCTCTGTGAATGTGGTGTCGGATTCACCGTTGACTGGTCTTGAAATCAAATTGCAGCCTCAGGGTGGTGGAAACTACATAAATGCAACAGGATATTCCGTACAGGACGGTGTCCAGCAATTCTATGCGTCAGGACTTTCCAACGACACTACATACAATGTGTATGCAACTGCAACCAATGACGGAGGAAGCGCAACAGCCACAGCCACACTCACAACCCTGTCAGTTGACGCTTATGTCACACTTGACGATTGCGATTTGGATGTCCAGCACAAAACAGACACCATATACGTTGAGGTAAGCGGATACGCTGGAAGCGGTGCTACTATCGACCTAGTCGGGGCCAGATTCTTCCTTGATGATTCAATTGGAAGCACTATGGTGGGTGATATTAGCGGCCAATTGGGTGAAACCTCTATAACATACCACGCTGGAGGTCTCCCTTCAGGTACTGAAATATTTGTATTTGCATATATGACATACACCGTTGACGGAAATAGCTATACTGTATATTCTGAAAGCCATTCTGTCACAACAGTACCTGTTATGGAATTTGTCACTCAGTCAGTTAGTCAAGACTCCTGTGCTGGTGATTTCACAATAAAAGGAAACAGAGTAAACGCAGTTACGCTGCAATACAAAGAAACATCAGCATCCAACTGGTCGAATGCGACAGTTAATGGTAATTCATACGTTATCAGCGGTTTGGTACCGAATACAACATACAACCTGAGAGGTACTGTTTCAAACGATTCGGGAAGCTACACAACAAATGTTCTGAATTTCACTACAAGTCCACAAGACACTGGTTCAGTGGAAATTAACGATATGAGCGCTTTTGTTGGTGAAAAAATGATGTTCAAAGCCACTTACAAAATGGGGAAATACGGAGCTGACACCACGACATTCCAAGTGAGAGTATATGACGAAAAGGACAAACTCTTGGCTGATTTCTCACCAACGGTCACTGGAGATGCCTTTGATGGCGTACTGACTAGAGAAGCTGGTATAGCTTTGCCAGAGAAATGCCAGTATGTGAAATACCAAGTTATTGTCACAAATAAAGGCGGCTATGAAAATTCCACTTGGATAGACATACGTTTGTAATAAGCTCCATAGATGACCGTAGAGAGGCGATTTACTATACAGACGAGTAACCATACCACCAGACCGTATATCGCTTGAAATTCGAAGGATTTGGTGGGTAGAACAAAAGAAAGGGCTTCCAGTTTGGAGGCCCTTTTCAGTTAGAAAAATAATAAAGTAAAAATGAAAGAATTTTATGATGCGACTGAGAGTGCCGCTTTTCGTTTGTTTACTATGTTTTTGAAAATCTTGTTGTTATGATATTGAATATTATCATCCCAAAGACCTTTAAGCACTTCAATAGACTCAGCGTTAGATGTTTTTGCAAAGAGCCAAGCAGGGATACGTTCATCTTTAGATTCTTGTTGTACATTCTGATTATGTTGAGGCTGAGTATATTGCTTCTGCACTTGCTGACCAGCTGCCCAGTTGAATACAACATTTCCGAATCTGTCCACAATAACTAACTTAACACAATCCTTTCCAACAAATTCAATCTCCTTAACTTGGAAGGTCATACACATTTTGTTATTGAAGTAATATGACTGGGGACAGTCAATCTTAATCTTGGGCGTGTAATAGAGATAATCACAACCCCAACGAGCCAAACAACGCTTGAGAATGTCGGAGCTTTTCGATTTCTCTGCTTCAATATTTGCTTCACTCCCCGTATCTTCCTTATAGACCCAGCAATTTCTATCTTCATCCCAAATATCCAGTCTTCCATAAATAGTGCCAGCGACATCCTTATAAGAAATCTGCCAGTTCATAACACCGACAGTGTCGTTCAGTATTCTTGCAGCGCAGCGTGAATCGATATATAAGAGGAGGCTGCATTTCCCTTGTACCTTCGTGTCTGTTGGTCTTACTTCAATTTGCTCGGCTGTGAGCGGTCTAAAATTCAATTCTTTCATTTTTAACTAATTTTAATTTATAATTATTTTTGTTTTTTTTTTTCTAACTAACGGGAAACAGTTGCTTGAAAAATCCCAATTTTCATCAATATCAAAATTGCTGTGCGTTTCCCTTGATGAATAAGTTTCATATTGCTTTCTGTATATAAATATACAAAAAAATACAGAGAATTCAAAATTAAAAATTATTTTTTTGTTACTTCTTCTTCTTTGATAGTCTCTGTTGTTCCTTGGGTAATGTAGATTTCTTCTTCCATTTTCTTTGTTTTTTAACTATTATTATTAAAATCAATGCTATATATAATATAGTAAGTGCAGTTGGTGTCATTGTCAAGTGTTTTTATATAAATAGTCTTAAAAACAAAAAAACCAATGCACCTTCGGGAATGCATTGGAATTTTCATCCATTAAACTAATTATATTTTACAACTTACCAGATTTCACGCTCTGGCTGGCGTTAATTTATTCTTCTTCTTGTTCCTCTTGTTTTTCAACATACTCTTCAAATTGCAAGAAAATCCACCCGCTGGCATTGCTGTATGCTTCTGTTATATGTTCTACGTCTTTGACGAAAAAAACCTCCCGTTTGTCTCTAATTTCCACACACAGCGTTGAATTGTTCTGAATATACATTAACACCTTGAATCCGTTTTCGCTTTCAAGCACAAAACGCTTCCCCAGCGCGGCACATTGTAGGAAGTTATTGTAACAATCAAACATCATATCAACAAAATTGGTTACGTTTTCGTTGTTCTCTGCGTTTTTGCTCGCCAGCACTTGATTTTCTTTCATATTACTTTTTAATTTATATCACAACCAACATCGGCTGTGCAGGTAGTTATACATTTAAGTTTTGAAAAATCCAAATTTAAATTAATTTTTATTAAAAGTCAATTTGGCGGGCGGAACATTTTCGTGCCATCTAAAGATGGATTCACTGTTGGAATACTTGATGTTGCTTCGCTTTTAGATGTAACCTGCTGATATTGAGATACCATTCACCAAAGAGCCGATTTAAGAGGCGATTAGTAGTTGAGAGGATAGATTATACCAGTTGGTATATTATCGCTTGTCCTGTGTTATCCCTGCCACCACCAGAAAGAAAATTCAGATATTGGTATATTTGTAAAAACGAACACGCAAGTGTGAGAACATTCCAACGATAGTTGGGATGTAAATAAATAATTTTAATTAAAAAAATTATTCTATACTGCTAAGGTATATATACCTATAGGTATATTAGTAATATCTATATTACTTTATTAAATAGATATTAGTAATATCGATATTATTAATTGGGGTTATAACGCCAATCAAATTGAAAAATTCCCCAATCAAATACTAATTGATTGGGTATATAACGCCAATCAATTTATATGTTCCGCATATTGACTGGTATTATATTACCAATCAAAATAGCAGTGTTATTTCTTAAAAATTGTTAAAAATAATTATTTTTTAGAAAATTATTGATTTATTAGCTATTTATTTGTATAATAGTAATAGAAAGTAGCAGTGCGATACCACATAGCACATAGAGGAATAATGGCTGTCAGATTGGAACTTATGGTAGTGGTATCCCGTAACTCCAACGACAGCCGCTTTTTTAAGATACCACAACAATGTTACAGTTAACAAATTATTCCAAGCTACCGAGCATAATATTTAACTCGGTGGAACTAAACCCAAATGAAAAAATAATGCTTGCATATTTGACCAACAGAGCAAATTATTTCAATAGAGAAGATGATTGGTTTGGTGTTCCTCTTTGTTGTTTTGCAAGTGATATAGGTTTCAATGACCACCACAAAGTGTCTGATGTCAGAAAGTCTCTTGTGAATATGGGTCTTATAGAGTATAAGAGAGGCGGCAATGCGAAATCATCCAAATACAAAGTATGCTGGGATAATATTTATGAAAACCTCACATCAAGATATGAAACAAAAACAGAAGAAGAGAATCAAATCAACGATGTGATAAATGAAAAAATAGAAGACGTAATAAACAATAAGAAATCAAATTACGACATATCGTTCGAAAATCCAGAGTTTCGTAAAAAACTTACCGCTATGAAGGAAAATATTTCAAGACAATTCAATGTAGCAGAAGAAGAGGTACGAAATAACATAATAAACACTTTTAATAATAAAATTAAAATTTAAAAAAAAATGACTAAAAACATTGAAGAAACAATCGCCTTGATATTAAGGCCTAACGTAATGGAAGCCGCGTTCCAATTAAACGAAGTTGATTTCAAGTATTTAATAACAAAATTGTATTACTTCTCTAGGGGTAAGGAATACAACGAAACACCTGATAACGAAAACCCTTTGGTAAAAGTTATTTTTGATATGGAGAAATCATTTTTGGAATACAATCTCAACAGGTTCATTAAGAATAACGGTGAAAAAATTAACCAATAACATATGGACAAATTCATACCAAAAGAAGAGTGGCCGTCACAAGTCAGGCCGAATTCAACAGACAGTGAACTTTTGAGATGCGGTAACATCCTGAGGAAATGGATAAATGAAGACAAAAACATTGACGTTGATTTTGACTTTTTCTCCTTGTATAAGGCTATTGTAAGTTACATTGAAGCATATAAACGTAATGGAATAGAATTTGACGAATATTATTCCTTAATATGTTTGAAAATAATAAACGACATATTGTTGTTTCTAGCCGACCGACACAACAGGGAAATAGATGACTACCTGATAGACAGGGACTATGAGAACGCCAGAAACTACATAAAGAAAAAATATCACTTAGAAGAAACAACGAAGCCAGCCTAATCAGGCTGGTTTTTTTATTTAATGTTGATATATGAATTTTTCATTTTCTTTTGACTTTTTCATTATTTTATGTATATTATAATTGAAAAAAAAAGAAAACAACACACTATTTATATTAAAATAACAAAATAAAAAAAATATGAATGACAAAAATAAACATTCTAGTCCGTAGCGGACAGTATTGCAGGGTATTTTCAAGTCAAACATTCTCAATAAGGAATTTGATAACACAACTAAGAAGGTATAATCCCAACGCAGATGTACTATGTATTTGGTACGGGGAAGGCACACTTTATTTCGCCTCCAACGATGAATGGAAAAAACTACCGTTACACTCTTGGAGAGTGCCAGATGCAATTTACATCCCAACCGACAATGACAAAGTTAGTTTACTTGAGAACTACGACTATAGAACAGCCGTAAATCTGTCGTATGCGAGATGTATGAACATTGGCAAGTATCCAAAGCTTCACCCGTTCAAAGGCGTTAAAATAGGCGGTCATTTGCCATCAGAATTGTCCAAATACGAGGATGCACACTATCCTTTGTTTGTGGCCGACAATGAGAACCCGTACGCCAACAAAGAGGATATATTGCTGCACTTGGACGGTTACAGGATTGAAAAGAAAGTCAACGGATATGACATAGCTGGCTATTTGATTGAAAATAATAGATACAGTTCAATCGAAGATGGCGATAGAGCATAGTAATGAATCAGAATTCATCGCATATTGCACAAGGTGCCTTGCTATAGATATTAGAGTGGAAGGGAATTTAGAATACTGTCCTCACTGTTTCAAGAGAAAAAACCCCTCAACGATTGATTTCACCACTTGGGAGAGGTGGGAAGAACTATACGAACAAAAGTACGGTCATCAGCTGGTAGAGAAAAAAACGCCATACGATGACATCAGTGAGGTTTTTTACGAGGAAGCCGAAGAAACAATCACAGAGATAGATGCAATCAGCAAGCAAATGATTGTTAGAGAGAAAATTAATTTGAATTTAGACCGTCTAAAGGAATAATATAGATAATTCTGAAAACAAGTGACAAAAAAACAAAAACATTTCATAGAAGCCAAAGCGCACGACAATGTAGATTTTCATTTTTTCAAACAAATGGTAAAGCCCAACTGGACTTGCACACAGACTGGGGACCCAGACAAATTCTCGGATGGTGATTTCAGCGAGTATGACGTACTGGTGACTGACGGTCATAAAGAATTCTATGTAGAGCTGAAGGGCCGAAAATACCAACTTAACGAAAAACTCCTCAATGAAGGGTGTCTGATTGACAGGGATAAAGTTGAAGAGCTTGAAAAGTTCGGTAACGCTTATGTTGTTCAGTTTTTCCCTGAGAGCAACAGGACGTTTGTTTGGGATATACACAACAAAAAAGACTGGAGATACCAAGAGACTATAACCACACCGTTCGAGCTTGGAAGCGAAAGGAAAATAAACAAGGATGTATATTTTATGCCTTTTTCACCTGAGAACGAGAGATACATTGATATTTCAAACTATAATGAACTACTTGGCAAGGAAATAGACAGACTTACAAAAAATTATGAATAACAAGGAAAACAAATACTGATGACAACAAAGAAAAAAGCGTTCAAAGTTATTTACAACCTCATAGTTGACGGTGTTTTGGCTGAAAAAGAGGCTTACAACCTCATAGAAGGTATTTTCGACAGGGAAGTTATGCAGATTCCTGTGCCGATACCAACAGCTGAAACAGAGAACCCGATGGAAGAGCCAGTTAATAATGTAGAAGTGAAAGGTTTTCACTTGGAATAATTGAAGAAAATTCAAAGATTAATGGCTAAATGGTTCAAATTGAAGGAGTTTTGTGTTTCAGGGTCACATCCAGAGCTGGTTGAGGTTCCGAAAGAAGGAACACCAATCTATAACAACATAGTATATCTGATGGAGAGGATGGACATAATAAGGGAAAAATGGAACGGTCCGATAATTGTCACCAGCGGATATAGACCACCGAAACTTAACAAGGCTGTAGGTTCAACTGCCAAGAATAGTGCGCATTTGGTCGGTCTCGCTGCCGATTTTCACCCGAAGAACGGAAAAATAATGGATTTGGCGAAACAGATAGCCAGTATGGAGATGGACTGGGACCAACTAATATTGGAGAAATGCACAATAAAAAACAGTGAGATAATAAACTGCCAATGGCTACATCTTGGTTTCTCCAGAACAAACAACAGAAGACAAATTCTTGCTTGGGATGGCAAAACCTACAAGCCAGTAAAAATAACCACAGAAAAGAAATTGACTGTTTAATGGCAAGTAAGAACGAGAATTTACGCAAAGCTAAAAAAGCCAAAAATGATGAATTCTTCACAAGAATAGAAGATATAGAGAAGGAGTTGGTTAATTACCAAGATTTTTTCAAAGACAAAGTGGTATATTGCAATTGTGACCATCCTACAGAGAGCAATTTCCCAAGATATTTCATTCTTAATTTTGAAAAGTTAGGTTTGAAAAAACTTGTTTCAACCTGTTTCATAAGTGACAGCAAAGGATGGGTTGGCACAAAAGAAAAAGACTGTGAATACACTATAGAGCAGCTTGCAAGTGACGGTGATTTCCGTTCCGAAGAGTGTATTGAATTTCTAAAAGAATGCGATGTTGTTGTGACCAACCCACCATTTAGTTTGTTTCGTGAGTATATTGCCCAACTGATTGAATACGAAAAAAAATTTTTAGTTATTGGAAACTTAAATGCTATCACTTATAAAGATATTTTTTCCTTAATCAAAGATAATAAGATTTGGATGGGTACAACATATTTCAATGGTGGTGCAGCATATTTTTATGGTGATGCCAAAGTGTTTGATGTGAATAAGATTGCCAACCCAAAGAACGCTTGGGTGGAAAATGGTAAATTGTATTGGCGAGTTAATGGTGTTCGTTGGTTTACAAATATTGAGCATAAGAAGAGAAACACACCAATTGACATTTATAAGACCTATTCCGCAGAGAATTATCCAAAATATGATAACTACGATGCCATTGAGGTGTCAAAGGTTGTGGAGATTCCCGAAGATTACAAGGGAGTTATGGGTGTTCCCATTTCATTCCTTGACAAATATTGTCCTACACAATTTCAAATTGTGAAATTCCGTAAGGGTGATGACAATAAAGATTTGTCGGTCAATGGTAAATGTCCTTATTTTAGAATTTTAATTAAGCGAGTTAAAAATAACGAAACAAAATAAATATGAATGTCCAAAACAAAACACAAGAAAGATTGTGGAAAATTCAAATCGCATTTTGAATTGGAAGTATCTGAAAAAATGCCGACTGATAGCTATGAATGCGAGGAAATAGAGTATGAAGTGCCAGTCATTGCAAGAGTGTATCATCCAGATTTCGTGACAGAGCCAGATGGAAAGAAAATATACTGGGAATGCAAGGGTAAACCAAGAAATCTTGAGGAAATGAAGAAGTATATCTACGTAAGAAATTCAAATCCAAATATAGATTTGAGGTTTATACTGATGGACAAAAAGACGCTGATGCCAAGAAGCAAGAAGACCACAGTTGCGGAATGGCTGAAAAAGAACGGATTCGTTTACTATTTATGGCCAGATATTCCAAAAAAACTTTTACAAAATTCTTGACATTTTCAGAAAAAAAAGATACAATTAAAATTGACTAAATTCTTCTAATACTGGCTGGGAGCGCATACAAGGTGTGTAGCTTCCAGTTTTTTTTTTTAACGAAGGGCTACCCATTTAGAGTAGCCCTTTTTTTTGGTCCAAGCCCAACACTGAAACTCGCACAAAGTCAAACGCGGCAAAGATAGTATTTTTATTTACGAAAGAAGCTTTTCATTGGCCTCGAACAGTTTTTCAACGGGAATATCACCAAGATAATTGTCGGTAATACCAAGAGAATGGCCTAAATTGCGTTCGATTATCGCATAATTGACACCCTCTCCGTTAAGAATAGTGCAATAACTGTGTCTGGCGAAACAGAAAGAACAGTCACTTCGTAAACCAAGTTTGCTGGCCACTTTTTTAAGCACTTTGCTGGCGTATGTGTTTATGTACATAACCCTCAAATCCACAGCGTCATCATCGTTGATGTCTGTGTCGTTCAGAAAGCTGCCGAAAACAAGACCACCGTTGTTTACCTCATCGCCAATCTCGTCAATGACAATTGATAGTTTTTCCGTTACAGGGACGCGCACATAGGCTCCGCTCGAATTCCTAACCTTGTGCCTGTGGAAACCAAGTGTTTTCCCTCCACTGTTGCGCCATTCGTCATCATACCTCATACGTAGCAAATCGGCAGCGTTGCAACCGTTGCAGAGATAGCTGGCGAAGAATATCCCAAGCCACCTTTTCTCTCCATTTGACTTTTCAAGACCAATCCAGTAGTCCCACAGTTTCTGTATGTCATCTTTTGAAAAATAACTACCCTGACGCTTTCTTGGCTTTTCAAGCTTCACTTTGTCAAGCTCATATGATTTTGAGCGGGTGAGCTTTGCATCGCCATAGAACACACCTATGTACTGTCCATAATTCACTATGGACTGCAAAAGGGCGAAATAGGTTTTGATTGTTGATGCTGATTTCCTCTCGCTTTTCATCAGGTTATGCAGCCTTGTGGCAAAAGCTGGATTGACATCCTTCATCTGGACTATCCCGTAATGGCTTTCGATGTAGTGGATGATTGTCCTGTAATTGCGGTAGGAAGAACGGCCTTCCGCCTTCATTACCAGCATTTTCTCTGTCAGCAGCTCGTTGAGTGAGCGATTCTGTTTTTTTGTCCTTTTCATTTGCACATTTTTTGGTTAAGTTTATACTCGTAACTATTTGATTTTCAAATATGCCCGCCATTTTGATGCTGGCAAGACGAAATAATCCATATATTTCCCTCGCACAATCCATCTTATTGAATCAGAGGTAATTAAACCCTGATTAGTAATTTACACCACCCAAAAAGGGTGGTTTTTTTGTGCCGCAAAGATACAAAAAAAATCCAAACTAGGTCAAAAAAAAGAGAACTCCCGAAGAAAAGCTGCAAATAGTAGAAAACTTCATCAAACAATGGGAACACATTATACAAAGAAAAGAAGACAGGAGCTCAAAGAACAATTCCTGCAATATTATGACGAGAGCAAGGCTATGCAGGCTACATCAGCCGAAAGGATAGGTGTTACTGGAAGGACGATTGAAAACTGGAGAAAAAGCGATGAGGAGTTCAATGAGAAGATGAGCGAAATAGAGAAAAAGTGGGGTGAATGGGTAAAAGGCAAACTGATGACTTTGATTGAGAACAATAATGTCAGTGCCATCATATTCTATTGCAAAACGCGCCTTGGTTTTTCCGAGAAGAAAGAAGTTGAGGTTTCCACTAAAAAATCAATTGACGTAGAGAAAGCATTGGAGGATATTAAAAAGACACTTGGAGAGGAGGACTAAATGGAACTTAGCATTCCAAAGAAATATTTGAAATTCTTCGTATCCAATTTGAAATCAAGGCATTTGGTTATACAGGGGTCGCGTAGGTCAGCGAAAACTTGGTCTGTGCTGCAATACCTTTTTCTTTTGGCGAGCGGAGCAGAAAGGGAGGACATATTGGTTGTTTCTCCGTCATATCCGAGCCTGCAAAACACCATACAGGACTTTATGCAGTCAACTGGAATGGTTGTAGAGGGAAGCCAGATATACGGTTTCCATTGCAGACTGGAGAACGGCTCGATATTCAGATTCGTATCATACGACCGAAAAGAAAAGGCGCAAGGCACAAAATGCTCATATCTATTTGTAGATGAGGCACTTTCGGTTGACGAAGGTATAATAAGCACTTTGAGTATGTCCGTAAGCAAACAGATTTTTTTCGCATACAACCCAACGAAGAAAAGCTTCCTTGACAAGTATATAGACAAGGATAAGAAGAATTTCATTCTTACATCCTACCTTGACAATGAGTATCTTCCAGAGGAACAAAAAGAAGAATTTCGGCTTATTAAGGACCGCGCTTTGTCTCCAACTGCCACTACATTAGATAGATACAACTATTTTGTCTATGTACTTGGAGAATTTTCCTCAATGGCTGGAAAGGTATTCAAAGAGATATGGAATATGACCGATGATGAATACAAAGATATAAGAGCCACAGAAATATACGGCCTTGACTTCGGATTTGTTGACAACAACGACAAGACTGTTCTGATAGGAGCGAAGATATTCAACAACTGCCTGTATCTAAAGGAATACATATTCTCAAACACACTGTCAAAGGATTATGATTTGGCTTGGGCGCTTGTTGACGCAGGAATAACACCTTATGACATAATAGCTGCCGACTACGGTGGAATGGGAAAATCAAGGCTTACCAACCTCATCACAGCAAACAACGGTGAATGGGCCGAAAACCCCATAAACAAAGGTTTCAATGTATGCAACGCCGTAAAAGGAAGGGTTATTGACGGCATACAAAAAATGCAGCAGTTTGAAAGAATATATGTCACTGAAAACTCCATAAATATGAGGGAAGAATTCGACAGATACGAACTCAACGAGGAGGGAAAAGAGGTTTCTAAACATCAAAACTGTGTTGACGCTGCCAGATACGCAACGACCACAATGTTGGCTATGGGATATAAATAACGGACAGTTCTTTATGCTTTCTGACAAATAAACTATGAAAAGAAAATTTGAATTATGTTAATAACAACGAACGATATATACGACAGCGGCCTTTCTGTTTCAACCGAGATTTCAGAGGCCAGTGTGGAGAGAGCGATAAAAACAGCCGAGCAGTATATGGTAAGACCGAGACTTACGGATGCCATATACATTGAATTTGTAAATGGCGAACACACTGACCTTTTCAACGGTGGTGTAGTTGGTACGAATTATGTGGCAGGATTGAAAGAGGCAATAATTGAATTGTCATTTGCCGTCCTTTTGCACCAGTCCATCAATGCAACGACATTCGGGAGTGTTGTGAAAGTTGACGATTATTCCAAATACGCTGGTTATGACAACATAGCTGAAGAGGCAAAGAGACATATAGAGATAGGTTTGGCTTATTTGAATGAAATCACACATCTCCTTGGTATAAAAGAAGAGGACCAGATTTTGAATAATTTCTCAAACGAGGAATTCATATAATGCTCTGGAGACTTTGGATAAAAATAAACTGGTTAATGTACCAGTGCTATAGATTACCTATTGCGATATGAAGGAAATAGTGAAGGATTTGATTTTCGGGATGCCTTGGTATTCATACGTTACGCTTTTTTTTGTGATAGCAATGACAACAACAGCTTTCTTTCTACCACCAATTGCAATTGTCGATAAATCAATACTTTATACTGGCGCACTCCTTCTTGGCTTTAACTGGTTGATGTTCATAACCATCAACATACCGACATTCATAGAGAAGGGTGCAAGAATAAGGGCCACTTGGGGTGACAAGAAAATAGAGATAGGAAAAGAAAATAAATTTGAAAACAAAGATACAGATAATGAATATGACCAAGACAATCAAGATAGTTAGCATAGCTATAGAGGCGGTACTTATAGCCGTTTTCATCATCCTGTGTGTCGCTGTTGGAGTGAAGAACAGACATATTAAGGAATACAAGGCAACGATAGCCGCACAAACGACTCAAATAGACAGCCTACAGTCAAGATGCGACAGATACGGACAGATGGAAGGAATCAGCGTGTCAACCACATTCGTAATCAACAACAAAAACATTATGTCGGTGAACACCAATGCCGTTTCAAATGTTACCAGAAACTACGCTGTAATGACAAAAGAGGAAGTCCTCAAAGCAATTGACAGCCTGAATAATGTAAACAAGAATCAGTAATTTATGGGATTATTTAGCAACAGGAAACAAGAGAATCCGAACATAATCAAAAATGCGGTCCAGATAAACGATGTTGACCCAGCTGCTGTGGCAAGACCGTTTTCTTTCAATTTCTGGAAGAAGGGCAAAGCCAACTATTCGAGGATGATATGGTACATCATTCTGACCAGACTGTTCAACGGACTGAAGAATATTAGCTGGAAGACCCAGAAAATCCATTACACCGCTATGGATGTGATTTCATTCATAGAGAAAAACGCTGAGGTTTTGGTTTACCACTATCTAAAAAACGGTTTCGCTTGCGTCATAGTTGAGAAGAGCGGAAACATCAGATTGCCTCAGACTAACGAATTGAAACTGGACAGCAAATTGCGAGTGCTCAATCGCAATGCTGTTTGCATTTACAGTGACCCTTATACCATTGAGAACACATCGCACTATATGTTGTCTTTGCCGTACTTGTTGGATATCGATGACAGTTTGAATAATTCAAATTTCATAGGAAACCAGCAAGGTCTGTTCGGAATTCTCTCAGGAAAGGGGATGCCTATGTCACCAGCAGCCAAAACCGATTTCCAGAAAATGTTGAAAAAGGATTATGGCTTCAACGAGGAACAATACCAATTCATTATATCCAACAACGAGGTTGACTGGACACCAATCCAAATCCCTGTTGACAAATTGCAGTTTGACGAAAAGACGGTTAACGATTTCAAATGGTTGTGCAACTTGTACGGCCTGAATCCAGATTTCTTCTTGGGCGGCAGTACATTCAGTAACCAAAGCGAGGCAGTTCGCTCCTTCTACAGAAATGCCGTAGTGCCGTTGGCTGAGGTCCTGTTGAGATTGGCAAGGGGGATTTTCATCTATGTCAACACCGATATGGAACCGAGCACAATCATTACTTACGATTTGAGTAACGTACCAGAATTCGATGACACACTGTCAAACAAATGTGCAGAGAAGAAAGCGTATCTGGATTATTTGTTAGCGCTACGGGACGCTGGTGTGGATATTTCTATTGACCTGAAGAAACTGTACGAGTCAAGCAAGGATATGCTGACAGATGTATAAATAATCAATTATAATTTATATTGAAAAATGGAAAAAAACTTTATATCACAGACATTCAAGATTGAAAACGCTGCTAAAGATGACAATGGATTGAAAGTGGAAGGCTTCTGCTGCCATTACAATCAGCGTAATTTAAACGGAGAGATGGTTGATGACAATAGCTACAAAGCGTTTTTCACCCTTTACAACGAAGGCAAATTGAAACCTCATTTCAATTGGAATCATACTGATATGATTATCGGTGGAATAGATACCATAGAATCCAAAGACAAAGGGCTTTACATAAGTTGCCATTTGAACAACGATGTGGCACTGGTGAGGGATATGATTGCCCCAAATATACTCGCTGGAGACCTTGATTCATTCTCAACGGAAGAGAGTCCGCTTAACGGATATGAAGATATTGTACAACTTAAGGATAACGGTTTCTATTTGAAGAACGCAATATTGAGAGGTGTGGCAATTGTCTCAATCCCAGCCGACTGGACAGCAAAGTTCACAGTTGCCAATTATCTTAAGGAACTTGGTGTTGAACTTGAAAACAAGAAGGATGAAATAGAGAAAAACAGAAAATGGTATTTGTTTTCATAACAGCGGGCTTGGCTCAAAGTTATGAGATGGGCGAGTAGCTCAGTTGGCAGAGCATCTGGTTTGCAACCAGAGGGTCGTGGGTTCAAATCCCACCTGCGTCCACATAAAAACATATCAGAAAACAAATTAACAGGCAGAACTGCCATAGCTCTAACTATAAACAAGTAGAGATTATTTGTAACAATAACTTAATAAACAAAAACAACAATGAAAGAGACTTTCAAACTTTTCATACAGAATTCAATTGAAGAGAAACAGAAGTTGCTCGTTTCAAACTCAATTAATGAGGAGGACAAAGCCCTTATTCAAGAACAAATCGATAACTTGACCGCTATGGTGGAAAAAGTTGACGCTCTTGAAGACGGTGAAAAAGCCAACGAAGCTATTGAGGACCTGAAACAAACCGTTGCTGAAATGGCTGAGAAACTTGTTTCTATCAATGAGAAATTAAATCAAAAAGAAGAGAATAACGAAACAGAAATCGAAAAAGAAATGGAATACTTACAGACTAAAAACAGCGTCAACGATTTTGTTGCCGCTATCAAAAACTCCAGAAATGGCGAAGAGCTGAAAGCCAACTGGAATGAAATGCTTGTCAAGAACGGCATCACTTTTGAGGATGGAGAGGAATTCGCTTATCTTCCTGATTACGTTCGCGGTAAAATCTCCGACCTCTGGGAAAAAGGAGCTGGATTTTTAAGCTCTTTAAGAAACAGCGGAGCAAAGCGTTTTGTAGTTCGCCACAACAACAGCGACAAGAACGCAGAAACCTCAAGAGCAAAAGGTTGGAAAAAGGGCGACACCAAAGTCGGTCAAAGCATCGTTTTGGGTGCAAAGACCATCAACCCTCAGTTCATCTACAAACTTATTGACATTGACAAACAAACCGAGTTCGAGGATGACGGTTCATTACTTGACTATGTTTTGGAAGAGCTTGTAAATCAGCTACTTAGCGAGGAACGTCGTGCCATATTGGTTGGTGATGGGCGTGCTGCTGACAGCGATTATAAAATCACCTCTTTTGAGACTATTGCAAAGGACACCACAGACGCTTACACAACTGTTATGACAGCTTCCGAAACCTTCCTGATAGACGATATTCGCAAGATGGGTGACGAACTGAACAACGAGGATAACAAGGATGTGTTCTTGTTCATCTCAAAGGCTGATTTCCGTACACTTGCAAGAGTGCAGGCTTCAGAAACCTCAACTCCTATCTATATGAGTGACGAGCAAGTTGCTGAAATGTGCGGTGTCACGAAGATTTTCAAAACCGATTTACTTGGTGGCGAATCCGACTACAAAGCCCTTATGATGATTCCTTCCGAATATGTTTTGGTCGGTGCTAATGTTTTGAATCCTGAACTTACCACTCAACACAACATTTACACAAACAACACTGCATACAGAGTTGAATGTCCCGCTGGCGGTGGTATAAACGGTTTGAAATCAACTGTTTGTCTTAAAAACGCTTAATCAACCATAAACAACACGATATAATTTATAGCTGACGGTGGGTGAAGTCGTAGTAGCCCACCATTATTAAAGAATAATCAAAAACAAAACATATACTAAAATGGGAAAATGTGATAAATTCATAGAAACCTGTATCAAAGCCGACTGCAAGAAACCGCCTTTCACTGGTGTAGAGGAAAAGGCTTGGATTTTCAACAGAGCAGAATGGTTGGAACCCACTTGGAATGCTTCTAACCCCAACCTTATTGATGCCATCAACTTGGCTGACGGTGCAACTGGTTACACTGTAAACCAATTGGGCAAGACCCCTTACACTGGGACCACTGTGGAATTAGTGGAGGGAGCGTTTGGCAATACTTTCACAAGTACGGTACAATTTTTGGTACCTGACAACTCTGCGGCTGCTTCATCTGGAATTTTGGACCAACTTGCTGGTGGTAAGTTCGTTATGATTCTAGCTAACTCCTATGCGGGTTCGGATTCAAAGTCAAGATACCAAGTGTTCGGTGTCAACAAAGGTTTAAGCTGTACAGCTATGACCAACGACAAATACAATGCTGACGCTCTCGGTGGATGGCAAGTCACTTTGACTGAGGAAGCTGGCGGTGGCTCTGCTTATTTCCTCTATCACGAGACTCAACAAGGTGTTGACGACACTCTTGACTATATCGGCACCAAAACCGACAACTGCGGTCAGGATGAAAACAACGGCTAATAACCGATACAGTAAACAAACAAACAACCACATTCTATCAATTTAGGATGTGGTTCTTTTTTTTTATAAAGAACTGCTTTGCATTTGACGGCAATAAGGTAGAAAACATTTTCAAAGATTATGACCAAAGAAGAGATGATTGAAAAAATAAAAGGCGTGAAAAGCCCTAACAATGAGATTAAGACAATATATTCTGTTCTTGACGAGCTTGGTGTCAAGTACAAGAAGACAACCTGTCCAAAATGCAGAAAAGACCTTTACAATATCGCCCTCGAAGAGCTTGGTATGATTAAAAGCGCGGCTGAAAAGAGCGATTTCAACAAAGTCCCAGATGACGCTGAATACAGGTTCATCAGGAAGACAGGGACAGTATGGAAAGGTAAACTGTACGACCAGAACACACCTGTTGAAATGATAAGGGAATTCGTAAAACATTTCCCTGTCGGTTTCTACGAGAAAATAGAAAAGAAAGAACCTCAACAAGAGGAAACAATAAATAACAAAGAGTAATTTATATTAAAATGAAATTAAATGATGTAAAATTTCTGCCAGCAACCAACGCTGTTGCTGATGTATATACAAAGGCCACTGGTTTGCCCATTGTTGGCGAAATGATGGTGGCCGCAGCTGGTCAAGGCGGTGAGCCGACACCTCCGACACCGACACAATTCACATTCACATCCATAAAAATAATCAAAAATGCTGTAGATGACTACACTATAGAGGCCACATCCAACATACCAGCTCCAGTTGATAATGCAAGAGCGTATTTGGAAGATTCCTTATCCCAATGGGGAGGCAGTGTTTCTCCGACAGAAAATGGTTCTACACAGTGGGTTTTGAATCCCAATTATGAATATTTTTTCAATGAGGGAAGCATCCCGACAGAAGGTGGCCAATGTACAGCTTGGGGTGAGTTCATTGAAGGCGATGACCACACCATTCATTGCGATTGGACTTACGAACAACCAGCACCTATTTACGACTTGAATATTGAATTTATGGGAGGTGGACAAGCTACGGTTTCAGCAAGTGCGAGAGTTGATTATTCTGCCGATGAGATATATTACAGAAGCGGTGGAGTGGACATCAGACTAAAACCGATGGAAGGTGACTACACCATACTTGAACTTGATAATGATTATACAAATCGGTTTGACGATATACATTCAACAACTCTTTACGGAACGATTGAAGTGTTTTCTCCAGAGCAAGGTGAAAATATCGCAACATTTGAATTAGAAGCGACTGTAACGCCTATGTTCAATGTTATGGATATTTCCGTCAACCAAGACGATGTTGACAAATACTCCATAAACGGAAGCGGTGATTTTGCCCCAAGAGAAATGTTTGATAGTGATTGTATAGCTGAATTTGAAGGATGTGAAAACCCAATATCATTGTATATTAGCGATTACGGGTCAATTGAAGGATTTTATGATGGTGTCGCGTCTTTCCAAGACGGCGGAAGTGTGACGGTTACAGATATTAACAACAACATTTCTTGGAGTGGCACATATAGATATAATTCGTTGCCTTAAAAATAACTGAATAATTTACACAATATATGGCAAAGACAAGAATATTACCAATTCCGCTAGGCGGTGGCGGTGGTGAGTGCAATTTGCAACAGAAAACCGCCACTCCTACCACATCCACCCAGACCGTTAATCCAGACGCTGGTTATGACGGTATGTCAAGAGTGACGATAGAGGCTGTTGATGCGAATATTGACCAGAACATCACCCCAGAAAACATCAAGGACGGAGTTGAAATCCTCGGTGTGACTGGAACTTACGAAGGCGAAGGCGGACAATGCAACCTTGAGAGTGGAAAGACAATCACCCAGAACGGTTATTATGACGCACAAAGCGATGGATATGACGGTTTTGATGCGGTTGATGTAAACGTACTACCGAATGTGGGTTTCAAATCAATCACCCAGAACGGGATTTATAATGCCCAGAACGATGACGGTTGGGACGGCTATTCCGAGGTTGACGTACAAGTCACACCTAACATTTCAATCGGTGACGTTTTCACTCCATCTACTCAACAACAACAAATAACAGCTCCGATGGCAACTGACGGTTACAACGATTTCACAATTGAGGCCGTTGACGCTAACATTGACCCTAACATCCAAGCTGGCAATATAAAGGACGGTGTGACGATTTTGGGTGTCACTGGAACTCTACAGGAGGGAATAACCCCGACAGGTACTTTGAATATCATAAACAACGGCACTTACAACGTCACAAACTATGCCAGTGTGTTTATCAATGTTGCAAGCGGTGAGTTTGGCGAACTCTGTTTCACAGCTTTGCAGTCCAATTCTAAAATCAATATGTCTCACGCAGGAACAAACGCCAGTAACACGAAACCTGTAATGTATTATTCGACAGATGGAAGACAGACTTGGAATCTCTGGGACTATTCAGAAATAACACTTGCAAACGTTGATGACAAGGTTTACTTTTATGGTGACAATCCAAACGGTTTTTCAAAAGGTGAATATGATTATAGTACCTTCAATCTTTCTGGACAGATTTCTGTTTCTGGCAAGATAATGTCACTGATTAGCAGATATGCTGACAGAGATATACCTAATGCACATTGTTTCAGAGAATTATTCAAAGGAGCTGGCGCACTTAAAGATGCACAGTATTTAGTGTTGCCGTCAAATACAACAGATAGTTGTTATAAAGGGATGTTCTCGTCAACTGGAATTACTGTCGCTCCAAATCTACCAGCTGAAACTGTCACAAACAGAAGTTATATGCAAATGTTTCAGTTTTGCAGTTCTCTTACAACAATACAGAGTTTCGGTCTGAAACGTTTTGACACCTCGTCTTCATCCAATTCAGCTTTTTGTAGCAATATGTTTAGTTATTGCGGAAACTTGGTTAACATACCAGATGTCCTTGAGCCGACCGAACTTGCCCCAGACTGTTATTGGAAAATGTTTGAAAGTTGTACAAGTATTACAAAAGCACCTATGTTACCAGCAAAAAACACTGCTGTAAGAAATGTTTATCAAGAAATGTTCGATGGGTGCGCTTCACTTAACAACATTACAACTTTGGCGAGTAGCTTGAATCAATCAAACTGGGTGCGTAATGTTGCCCAGACTGGTACTTTCTATAAGATAAAAGGCGCTGATATTCCGATTGATTCTGCAAACGGTGTTCCTGTCGGTTGGACTGTGGTTGAAATACCTTCCGTTATTGACAATAACAATGAGATAACGTTTGACTATAATACTGGTACTAATATATACTACACGCTTGACGGAACTACACCGACAACATCTTCAACTTTGTACACAGGACCGATAGACGCTTTGGTTGTCGGTAACAAGTTCACATTGAAATATCTTTCTGTTTACAACGGTGTCAATTTGCCGATTATGGAATATGAATACTACAACGCTTTCTACATTGAGGCACTTGAAAACAATACCGTACTCAATGTCAACAACTGGAGAGACAATATGCTGTATTCAACAGACAAACAGACTTGGGTTATGTGCAATACAGCACCTAACAGAGAAATAACGCTAACAAACACTGGTGATAAGGTTTATTTCAAAAAAGCTATAGTTGACGGTGTGAAAATGGGTGTTGGTGCTTTGGGTACTGTTTCTGGCACGATAAAAGCTGGTGGATTCCTTGAATACGCTGCCACTTGGGATATTACTAACAACGCAACTCTTATATCAAATGTCGGAAACCTGTTTGAAAACTGTACAGGAATGGTTGACGCTTCGGATTTGATACTGATAGACGATATGACAGGTTACAATCCAGGTTACTCAAGCAACAACGGTGCTTATGCCAGAATGTTCAATGGTTGTACGAATCTGGTCAAAACACCTAATCTTCCGTCACAACAGCTCGGTTTGTACTGTTATTATGAAATGTTCAAGGGTTGTACCAGTTTGACAAAATGTCCAGACCTGCCAGCAAGAACGCTCGGTGAAAGAGGTTCTTATCAAGAAATGTTTATGAACTGTACAGGTCTCACAACTTCTGGTAAGATTATGGCAACTTCAATCCGTAATTTCTATTCAGTTAAAGATATGTTCAACGGATGCACTAATCTGTCAAGAGTGTTTATTGAAAACTGTACAGACTTTGAAGGCACTTACGGAACAAGTGATTGGCTTAAGAACGTTGCGACAAACGGTGTTGTGTTCGTACCGTCAACAACCAATATTCCTGCTGGTACAAACGGTATTCCTTCTGGATGGATTCGCGGTGACGCTCCTACAACCCCACGCCAATTTGTAGTGGATAGTGTTGGAACTGGAAGCTGGGTTGTCGGTATAGTTGACAACGGATGGCCTTCAACTGGAAATGATTTGCAGCTGGCACGCATATTCGCTACAATAGACAACACAGAGACGTATTGCGATTACGATATATTCTACAGTATCGCCAACAACACAATCTATGCAACAAAATATAGCGGTTGGGATGACAATATAGCAACTGGAACTTCAACAAGTATGACAGGAAACAAGGTTATCCGTATTGACTTCAATTATATAACCGCGAATGGCAGCAACTACGAAAACTCAATTAATGACTGCCACGACTGGAGTACACGAGGTTACAATAGTTTTGAAGATTGTGACTGTAATGAATACGGTTGGAGTTGCCAAAACGTAAACAATATGGTTTGCTTCACAGCTGTTGACCCGAATGTAACTATAGCTTATACAGGCAGAAACGCAACTTTGTATGCTTCAACAGATGGAGGTCAGACCTTCACACAAATGACCAAACAAGTGCCTGTCACACTTTCAAATATAGGCGATAAAGTCTATATTTACGGTAACAATGAGCGTTTGTGTGATATGCAAGACATTTCAAATCACACTTATTTCTTAATTAGCGGTGGTGATGTTACAGTAGGCGGTGATTTGACCACACTGTTAGACAGGAACGGACTTACAACTATTCCAGACAGGGCTTTCGTTCAAACATTACGAAGCGGTCATATTGTTTCTGCCGCTGATTTGACGGTTAACGTAACTTCTGTCGGTAAATACGGTTTATATGGTCTGTTCAAAGACTGTGTAAACCTTACAGACGGTATAGCGGCACTGCCAGCAACGAATTTGGACTATGGTTGTTATGAAAGTATGTATTACGGATGTGAGAAACTAACCACAACTCCAACCACACTGCCAGCTACCACTCTTTCAGATTCTTGTTATTCTCAAATGTTTGCTTTCTGCAAACGTATTGTAACAGCACCTTCTCTGCCAGCTATTAATCTTTCACAAAGTTGTTACGCATTTATGTTCAACAATTGTGCTGGATTGCAGAATGCTCCCGCAACATTACCAGCCACAACAACCGTAACTCATTGTTATTGGGGAATGTTCAACAATTGCGATTCATTACATACAGCACCAGAAATCTATACAACTAATTTCGTTGTAGCTCATTGTAGTCAAATGTTTGAAAGTTGTAGTAATTTGGATTCTGTAACTGTAAGAGCAACAAGCTGGGATAATTCTGGAAGTTCAACTTGGTTGGGGAATGTTCCTTCTGGCGGTACTTTCACAAAACCAACCGCCACTGTAATACCAACTGGAAGTGACGGAATACCTAACGGATGGACGGTGGTTAACGTATAAAACTAATAACTCCAATACAGTAAAAACTAACAACACTAATTTATACAAGGTGGTCAATATGGCCACCTTTTTTTGGCAGTTCTTTATTGAAATTGCCGACAAATAAATAGAAAATAGATTTAGATATGAGATATATTGATTATTTGACAGCTAACAACCAGACAGGCGATTGGGAACCGCAATGCAAAATTGACACTGGAATAGCTATGACAGACCCAGACATAACCATTCGTATCAAATACAAGCAGAAATATCCATCCAGAGGATGGACTTTCTGTGACAGGATAGTTGGATATGCACCAACTATTGATTATCAAGATGAAGTCGGTGGTACAGGCGGAGGGTTTAGACTTTTCGGTTGGAGTGGCGGTACTTTTGACTGTGGTGGAAGATGGACTAATTTGGGAATTGTTGAACAAGATACAATGTATGATTTGACTTTCAATACAAACTACCTGTTTGACAATACAGATGGTACTATGCTTGTTACCAGTGCTGGCGGAGTAGTTCCAACAGTAGTAGGTACACATATATTCATTGACGTAAGTTGGACTGAAATATATGAGCTTACTATTCAAAATAACAACGGCCTTCTTTTAGATGGCAAACCAGCTGTTGACAACAACGGAAATGTAGGACTGTGGGATTCCGTTTCTGAAAGCTTAATTTACAATCCAGATTTGGATATGTACGACCCGAACCCAGTGGACTGTACGGACTGTAATAATTGGCAAGAATGCGGCTACGAATCATACGAAGACTGTCAGTGTCAACAATATGGAGAATGTCAACAGCCAGACTGTACGGACTGTACCAATTGGGAGGAGTGCGGGTATGAATCTCTTGAAGAGTGTCAGAACACACACAAAGTAAATTTATTACCATCTACAATGAATAGGATTCATTTGCAAATATCTGGTGGCGGATGGCCAAATGAAAGAATTTACATAGGCGATATTTATGTCTGGGATGATGATGACAACGAGATGGACAGTTTTCTGGAAGTTTACGTCAACAACGGACATATAAATTATTATGACAATGATTGGGATGACGATTTCGGCAGATATGTGGTTGAAACACATACAGATACTGAACTTTTGATAAAATTTGAACCAGAGGAAAGAGGATGGTACATTGAATTTGAACAGTCGTTTGACAACTGTGAAGACTGGGAAAGCAGAGGTTATGAGAGTTATAGCGATTGTGATTGTCAAAACAATCAAATTTGCCCTCCAGAACCAGACTGCACCGACTGTAACAACTGGTCTGAATGCGGATATGAGAGTTACGATGACTGCCGTTGCCAACAGTACGGTGAATGTCCAGAACCGCCCGTTCCTGTCGTGCCTCATTTGAAGATAGTGGAAACGTTGAAAGATATTCTTGAAGGTATGGTTTCCGACACGGATTGCGCATTGCAAAGCTGGCAATACAACAGATTGTCAAAAGCCAATGTCAGACTTGACACAAAAATGCCCTCTCCGACCGCTCTTTTCGTCCAAATTCAAGACTTCAAGGTTGAGATGACCAGATTTACCAAAAAAGAATTATCGCACGTTTTAGTGACGTTTCTGGACAAACAGACGAAACTTGACGATGAAGGGCTGAACGAAGATGCCATAATAGCCAATATGTCAGACTTGGCGATAGACTTCATATTGAGGGTGAAAGATGAAAAGAGTTTGAAAATCACAAACGATGTAATCAATTTGAAATCAGTGTTTTATCAATCGGATTCCAACCGCACTGGCGTAACGGTTGAATTGGATATAGAAACACTTCCAACTTGTATAATGAAATAAACACCGACACCGTGGATATAACGAAGACCACTACGATAGAAGAAGTAGCACCGTTTCTGAAACCAGAGCATATCGAAGCGTTGTTGGAGAAATGCGACACCGTTGCGCTGACGAAGCCGATTATAGGTTTCACGGTTGGCGAGTTTCTTGAGGCAACTGACGAGAAATACATTATGACGTTTTTCAAAGACCCGAAAGAGCTTGTCACAACAGCCGTTGGCCGTCTAAAACAGTTCAAAAAGGAAATGGAGCAGATACAGATGTTGCTCAAACAGAACGAGATAAAGCTAACACCAGAGGAACAGCAAGCCCAGAAGGGTGTTGTTTTCCCGTCATTCCAAGAGTGCGTGCTGGTTGAGACTATGGAATGGTTTGGTCTCCATAACCTCAACGATGCGGAAGACATACCGTTGTCGAATTATCTGGTTATGAAGCGCAAAAAGAACGCCGATGCCCTTTTTGAACGCCGTTTGAACGAAATATACGCCAATAAATCAAAGACAAAGAACAAGTGATGGAAACACATATAGACGAATTGAACAAGGTACTGGAAGACTGGGGAAACAGAGTTGTTGTCAGAATCCAAGAGAATCTGGACAACACGGGGACTACGGCCAGCGGCAAGACGAAGAAAAGTCTTGAAACGGTTGTGGATATGGGCGAGCTTACCATATACGGAAGACAGTATTTCAGAGGAGTTGAGGAGGGAAGGCCAGCTGGAGGCATACCTTACAGATTCCCAGACATAATCTACCAATGGGCGAAGGACAAAGGCATCGTTGACACTTTCGGCAACACCGAGAAAGAGAAACGCCAAGTTTCGGCTGCAATCGCCTATTTCATCAAAAACCACGGAACGAAATTGTACAGAGACGGAGGAAGACAAGACATTTACAGCGATGTAATCAATGAAATGCTTCCAGAATTGCAGGAAGGTATAGGTGTTATGGTCACGGAAACACTTGTCAAGAACCTCTGAACATAAAGAACTTTACACGACACAACAACAAATAGATGGAGTGCAAACTACTCCGTCTATTTTAGTAAATAACATAACATAAACACTATACAATGGGATTGAGCGACAAAGAAAAGGACGTTGTTCTGCATATAGAGACGAACTATGCCGAGACAATCAAGGAAATAGAGAAACTGACCAAAGATTTAGCCCAGCTTGATGTGGAGATGGGCAAGGTCAGACAAGACCAGAAAGACGGCAAAAAGACCACGGAAGAAGCTAACAGGGCATTGGAGGCACTGGAAGCCGAATACCGTAATGTCCAGTCGGAGATAAGAGCCAACAGAAAGGAACTCCAGAACGGAGCGAAGGCGTACAAAGAAGCCGAAGGAAGCATAAAACAGATGAGGATGGAGCTTTCAAATATGCGTAAGTCCTATGAATCAATGGGAAAAGCGGAAAGGGAGAGCGACATTGGAAAGGCGTTGTTGAAGAATATAGCCGACACGACAGACGAGCTTAAAAAACTGGAGAAACAGCAAGGCGATTACAGAAGGGAAGTCGGACACTATGAGAACGCATTAAACAATTTAGACCCGAAACTTGCACTTATCGTCAAAGAGTTCAAAAACCTCTCTGGCGGCACTATGAATTTCAGCACGGCGATGAAAAACGCCGTACCGATGTTGAAGTCATTCGGAAAAGAATTGTGGATGTTGGCAAAGAACCCGTTTGTCATAACGATAACAACGATTATAGTTCTGATGAAACAGGTTGCCGACCAGTTCAGAAAGAGCGATGACGCTATAACCGCCCTCCAACAACTGTTTGCATCGTTCCAACCGATACTTGACGTGTTTGTCGGAACTCTTGACGCTGTTGTGAAGGTTCTTACGAAAGTCATAAGCGGTTTCACCAGTGCCGTGACAGCTGTTATGTCGCTTATACCAGCGTTCAAGGAAAGTTCAGAAGCGGCGCAGGAGTATGTGAGGGCTATGGATGACCTTGAGGAAAAGGAACGCAAATACAGCGTGCAGACGGCCAAGAACAACATTGAGATTGCAAGGGCGAGGAACAAAGCGGCCAGAGCGGATATGTACAGTGTTGAAGAACGCAGGGATGCAACAAAAGAAGCCATCAGACTTGAAAAAGAGAATCTGCAAATGAATCTTGAGGTTGCAGCTGAAAAACTGCGTCTTGCCGAACAGGATGCTGCCAGAAGACACGACACATCTGACGAAACAAAGAACAATATAGCCGAACTTAAAAGAGCTTATTTTCAAGCGATTGCCGACACGGAAGCTGGTATGAGACGTTTGAACAGCCAGATGGCTAAATTCAATGCCGACATAAGGAAGGACACGATAAACACTTGGAAAACCATTATCGGCAACAGTGCCTTCACAACAGCCGAATGGAAGAAAGCGGATGCTGAATACAAGAAGATGGCCGATGCCCTTGAGAAAAAGGCCAAAACGTGGTTTAAGATGGCAGCAGATTCAGCCGCAGCTGGTGACGAAGCGTTAGCTGAACAACAAAAAACACAAGCAGAGCAATACCAAAAAGAAGCGGAAGACGAAAGACGCAACCAGAGGACAGAACACAAGAAATACCTTGATGCCTTGAAGAACCTCTCCGAATCCTATTACAGCAACCAATTGTCAGCAAGAAGGGCGTATGAGGACGCTGTACTTGAAATGATGGATGATTCACTTGAGAAACAGTTGCAATCCATTGAAAACCAATACAAAAGAGAGATTGAAGACCTTGAACACAAATTGAAAACGGAAGAGCATCTGACGGTTGAGGCGAGGGATTACATAAACAAGTTGATAGTCGAAAAACAGAAACAATACGACAGACAGAGGACTTTGACAGAAGCCGCATACTGGAGCAATGTCCGTGAACAGGCGAGGGAGGCGATAAACGAGATTGTTTCAATGAACACGAAGATACTCAACGCAGACCCTAACAGGTATGTGGGTTCATTTGCCGCAGCTATGGTGCAGGAAATGAGAGGCGTGACAGACGAACTTGAGACAACATCCAATATGCTTCTTGACAAGTTCAAATCCCAATACGCGGCTTTGCGCACGACCATCGAAAGAACGTTGTCAAACGGTGCTAAAGGTATGAGTGACAATGTGGTGAAGATGTTTTCAGCTATCGTGAACGAAACAGACGAGTTTTCAAACAACGCCACCAAATCACTTGATTCCTTTATGCTGGCTTTTGAAACTATGCAACAGCGTATAGCTATGACCCCAGAGGAGTTCAACGAGATGAAGGAAGTGGTCAAACCTATGCTCGACAATATCTTTGACTATTACAAGGTGCTTGCCGATATGCCTTCCCGCTATATGGAGTATATGAGCAACCTTATGTTCAACAAAATGAAAATTGACGCTGAAAAGGTGCGTGATAATATGCTCAAGGCGTTTGATTTCGTGAGTTTCACAGATGCGAAAATACAAGCATTCGGTGTCGAACTGGACAGAATAGACAAAATACTTGCCTCCAAAACTGACGCTTGGCGTTACAGGATAGAGAACGGTATCGGATTCGCCATTGACAACCCGCTTGAAATCAAGACTGGTTTTGAGTTTGAAGACCCAAAACTGGAGGTTGACGGAATACTTGAAGAGACCCAGAAAGAGGTTGACAAACACCCGATACAAGTCAAATGGGGAATAGCCACCGAAGACCCGCAGCTTGAAAAGAAGTTTGAGGAACTTGGCGAGAAATACGGTAACGAGATAGACACGTCAATGAGCGGCGTATTGCGCCAGATAAGCGGTTTTGACGATTTGGGACAACAGCTTGACTGGCTCGTTAGGAACTACGAAACCGCAGTGAACAAAGTGAACGAAATGGCGAATGATATGCGTGACGCATACCAGATTAGCGGTGACGAGGCCTTCTATATGGCCATACCAGACACTTCAACCATATTGCAGGCATTGCGCCGTATTTATGACAGTTATTTCGACTATGCGCAACGCGGTTTCGATTATGAAAAGGCCAGACTTGAGGTCGAAGGAAAATATGTCGGAGAGGTTGACGGCGAACTGAAACGCCAGATAGAGCTTACAGCCCTTGACAAGAGACGCTACGAGGAACAGGAGAGGACAGCGAAGGCACAGCTTGACTACGTGAAGAACGTTAGGGAAGAGGTTGCCAACCTAAAAGGCGAATACAACAGAGTGAACGCGGAGAACAGCGCACAAATATCAATGCTTGAAACCCAATTGCAGATTCTACACGATGAGCAAGCGACTTGGGATGAGAACACCACGCAGGAGGTGAAAGACCAGAACTTCATACAGAGCGAACGGATACAAGCCGAAATCGAACAGTTGAGAAGCCAGATACAAAAGGCCTTGAGCGATTTGGTTGCCACTGGTTTCACGAGTGTGAACGAAGTTGATGAAATGGTCGGAAACCTTGAAAAGTCGGTGCTGACGGCACAGAACGGAATAATACAGACAACAGCCCAGCAGACAGCCAATTACACTGACCTTTGGATGAAATCATTTACAAGGGTCACAAACGGATTGGGTGAGCTTGGCGGTGCGTTCAACAGTCTTTTCACCGAACTCGGACAACTGAACAGCGAATATGACAAGTTTGCCGAATTGAGCGCATATTTCAATATAGGCATTGCAATGGCTCAAGGTATAGCGGAAGCGGTTGCCGCTGGTGCTGGCGTACCGTTCCCAGCCAACCTCGGTGCAATCGCGGCAGGCGTTGCAAGCGTGGTCGCTGGTGTCGGGCAAGCCATATCTGTCTTCAACCAATATCACGCCCCGAAATACGCTGACGGCGGTTTGATAGGCGGCAGATATGCCAAAACAAGAGCGGAAGGAAGACGCGATGACGTGAATATCAAGGCCTCAAAAGGTGAATACATTGTAAACGCCGATGCAGTCAAGAAATACGGTGTTGAGTTCCTTGATTTGCTGAATTACGGGAAGTCTATGAAACTGAAACTTCCAAAACTCAAATATGCTGACGGCGGCTATGTCTCCACCTCCACGATTGACGCTGCCAACAACCAGATGAATATGGATGCCACACGTGAAATGCTCGTTGAGGCAATGTCCGAAATCAGCCCAGTTGTTTCAGTTGTCGAAGTGACTAAAGCCCAGAACAGAGTGAAAATAGCCGAAAGAAATTCAAAACGATAAGAATAAACTATTAAACATAATTTACAATATGCGTACACAATTATTGCTTTCCATCAACGTGGTGTTCCCAGACGAAGTGGTGTTCACAAACGACAGAAACGTGGTCACGTTGCAGTATATAGGCGGAAACAACCGCACTGTCGGAGGCCAGTTCACTTTCACAAACGGAGGCGGCGAGACCGCACAATTGAACTACAACAGCGAACAGAAATATTTGGTTTTCAATCTTTTGTCAACTTTCAAAAAGCTGATAGGAAACGATACCTACAACACTGTCACGATGACTGGCAGCGTGACGGACGGTATAAGCACCTCCAACATAACTCCAGTCTCGTTCAAATTGGTTGACGGTCGTACATTGCACTCCAGACCTCACAACGCAGAAAAAGTGGTTTATTATTATGACAATATGGATTTGCACGCTTTTGAAGTGCTTTCCCTAAACGGAGGCACTGTCGGACAAACCACTGTCCAGAGCGGTATCACCAAGTTCAATTGGGAGACAAATCTTGATTCGTTTGAAATGCCGCAAACGGACGGAACTAACGTCAGAACGATACTTTTCAAGCGTGCTGCACTCGGTGGAGACAACAACTTCCAAAGCGGTTGCGAGGACGGCAACGAGGAGGTAGGTGTGTTCAAAGTCAGATATTTCAACGTGGACGGTTGCAAAAGGTTCTTGCAAGGCAAAATCCAGAACAGAAAACGCACCGTGGGATATACCGAATGGACGGCTGACGATATTGTTAGACACACACCTAACGGTATGATTACGAGCGTTTTGGATGAAATAACGGTCGGTTTCCCTTCCGTGGCCAGAGAGAGCTATGCAGAGGACATAATGTACTCACCGATAGTGGAATACCAAAGGGAAGACGGAGAGTGGCAACCTTGCATAATCAGCGGCAAAAGCGTTCAATTGAAAAACTGGACAGAAAACGACATTGAAATAACCTTCAAAACCCTTGCATAATGGAAATATACGTTGAAAACCAGCAGCTTCATATAACAAAAGGTGATGTCTCGTTGAATTGGACAAACATCCGTTTTGATTCGTCAGTAGCCGATGAATGGTCAACGGAAATTGAGCTTCCTAATGACAAATGGAATATCAACCTTCTTGACGCTTACGGCCTTCTTGACCGTGGAGCGTTGTTCAACCACAAAATAAAGTGTCTCGTTATGGTGGATTCTGTGGCGAGGGACGGGTATTTGCAGATTCTCACCATTGAGGAGCATTCCATAAAAGCGAGGGTGTTTCTGTTGATGTTCCCTTACGAAGTACTTGACAAAAAGGTGTGTGAATACTATCCACATAACGATAAAGTGTACAGATGGGACAGATACAGCCCGATAAAGACCACGATAGCTGGTGAGGTGGCTGGAATATTCCCGTATGACTATTCGGAAAAGGACTTTTATTCCAACATATTCGCACAATGGCACGCCAGTTGCAGCGTGAGCCATATAATTGGCCTCATACAGTCAGCTGAAAATATCACTCTTCCGACAGTCAGCAACACGCTCTGGGAGCTTGCAGCACGCAAAAAAGTCTGTCCTTCAAACCCTTACCAAGTGATGATGGGCAGTTTTGAACATTCAAACGCCATAACGGACAGAAACCTTGATATGGCTGGCGGTCAGCATATCACCAACGATTTGTTAAGCGATTGGAAATATTCAAATTTCAAATGGCTTCCAGACTGGTCAAACTGGAACTATCTGGAGACGGCTATGGACTGGTGCGAAAACGCGAAGAAAATGGATGTAATAACCTTCAACCGCTCTTGCACAGCCCACATTAAGGTCTATGCGTGCGCAACGAAGATTGGCGGCATTCTAATCCCACGTAAAAACGGTGTGAACCTCGCACCACCTGCGGCGAGTGCTGTGCCTTCTTTTACGACTGGAACTTGGTCGGAAAGCGATGTACTGATTTTTGACGATTGGGTTGATTTTGACGATGGTGACGAACTGACCTTCCATTATAGCGGTTCTGCGCAAATAGGAGGCCGTTTCTTGCAGTATTCCGTGGTGGTTGAATACGAACACTATGATTGGGATGAAAACGACTATGACGTTGATTTGGAGTACATTCCCGCTCCGTTCTGCATATTCTACAACTGGACTTCTGGCGGTGTCACGACCTACGATGACAAACACGATTTCGGTGGAAACGGTGACGGTACACACTCTCTTGAGGATTACGCTTTCACATATTTCGGTGTTTATACAAACCTTGAGCGTGAAATGACCGTTAGAGAGTATATAAGCGATTTGTGCTGGATTGCCAACCAGAAACTCTATCTTGACAAAAACGAATTGATATTTATGTCACCTAATGTTGCGCGACCAATAACGGCCAATATGAGGACGATAGAGCCGTCCACGGACAAACTTGGACAGAACAACAAGATAGGGTACAGAGATGCGGAAGAACCGCTTCAATTCGCCATTGACAATGAGTTTTTGGATGATGAAATGGAGCTTCACACTTCGCACTTCTACACCAATGAATACATACCGCAATACAGTTACGAAATGACCTATTCGGAGAAACCGAACAACAGCGGTGACAAATGGGTTACGGATGTCAAGGTCAATTTTGAGGATTTGTCTCCAGTCATAATGTCGGCAATATACAACGGCAGTGTATATACGATGGAGAAAGCCCCAGACCTTCAAGGACTTGGACTTGCACACTTGACAAATGCCACACAAATCACTTTCGCCACTTTTGACACGGTTTGGGATTGTGATTATGTTTATGTTGACGGTCATAAGTATATGGTTATCAGCGGTGAAGAGGATATGCAGACTGGTGAAAACGAGATTACGGTGATAAAGATGGACGCTACGGTTGAGGTTGAACCTCCAACCCCACCGCAATACACTTACAAAGCCACATACCAATACCCTTCATCCACGTATGACACTGTGTTTTTTGACGTGGCTGTTAGCTACGGAAGTGCCAATTTCACGCTTTGCGGAGTGCAATTATGCACAAATCCAGATTTCACTGGGCAAATAATCAGTGCAAGTGCTTATAACTACAAATATTCTGGAAGCATAAGCGGATTGGCGGAGAACACTATATACTACTACCGTTATTTTGCAGAATCTACGGAGTTCGGATATGCGACATACACACCGAACAACAATTCATTCAAAACCAATTACGCACCTCCAGTGTTGTCAATCACACACGACAATGTGACCGACACCACGGCAAGCGTCTCTTTCACTTACGTTGGAAATTACCCGATAGACACCCAAGCGATGAGCGGAGTTATAGGTGTTAACGGCCAGACCATACAGACAGTCCAGTTTGACCATTTGTCTGTCGGCACGCCAGAAGTGGTGACATTGAGCGGACTTACACCGAACACTATATATGACGTTAGTTGGGATGTTGACTACTACAACGATGAGGTTTCCGCAGTTGACAATTTCACTACAAGTCCACAAGACACTGGTTCAGTGGAAATTAACGATATGAGCGTGTACGACACAGCAAACAACAAAATGACCTTCAAAGCCACGTACAAAATGGGGAAATACGGTGCTGATACAAAAACATTCCAAGTGCGTGTATATGACGAAAACAACAATCTGTTGGCTGATTTCACACCAACGGTCAGTGGCGATGACTTATCTGGCGCACTGACGAGAGCCGCTGGCATAGAACTTCCCGACAAATGCCAATACGTGAAATATCAAGTCGTTGTAACGAACAAAGGCGGTTACACCAATTCAGCTTGGATTGAAGTTTACCTTAAATAGCTGGTTTGCAACAATATGAAACCAAAATCCGCGCTTTGAGTACATTACCCTCGGCGCGGATTTCTTTTAATTAAAAAATAAGTAAAAATGAAAGAAGTTTATGCACCCGTAAGGGCGTTTTTGCGTTTGTTTATTACGTTTCTGAAATTAACGTTGTTATGCAGATTCGGGTTGCTGTCCCAGTAGTATTTCAGTCTGTCAATAGTGTCGGCGTTCATCACCAAACCATACAACTGTCTGTCAATCATTGACTTGTCTGTTGCCGCAGTTGCCGTGCAAAACGCTTTGTTTATGTTTTCAACAGCTTTCTTGGCGTAATTGGCTGTTCTTTGCGCGGTCTGGATTACCTCTTGTACATTTGAGTTAGGGTAATTGAAAACCACGTTCCCGAAACGGTCAACAATTACCAGTTTGGTTATTTTCTTCCCATCGTACCCGATTTCCTTCACCGTGAACGTCATATTCATCTTGTCGTTGTAGTAATATGAATCTTGACATTTGATTTTGATTTTTGGAGTGGTATATAACTCTCTACCAATACCCCAGTTGAAACACGCCCTTTTGAACGCATCGGATGCCTCGCCTTTCTCCGCATCCGCACTGCTTTCTATGCCGCAATCGTCCTTGAAAATCCACTCTCCGTTATCGTCTTTGATTCCGACACTGCAATAAAGGTTTCCTTTTACCTCGTAATAGCGTTTCTTCCAGTTCATCTGTCCTACCGTCTCATCCAGAATGTTCATATCACATCTTGCGTCTTTGTACAACAGCAAAAGCGCACTGCCTTTGCACTTCGTGTCAGTGGGTCTGACTTGGATTTCATCTGCTTTCAAATTTCTAAACTCTTTCATTTTTTACTGATTTTTAATTTATAATTTATTTTTGTGTTTTTGATAACTCTTTTTCTCTGACAAGCTGTGTCTCATTTTCCAGTCGTTTATCCTGTCTTGTGGCCACCTCGCCACTTTGTCATCCAGATATTGGAAGTCTATTCCGCTTTTCAGCTTGAAGTACCCGTATATCACGTTCCGAACCGTCACTACGGCCAGATGATTGTCTTTTGCCGCCTCTTTCACGCTCGGATAAATCCAGTATATACTTCCGTTGATGTACTTGCCAACCGCTTTCGTTTTCCTCTTCTTTGCCATTGCATTAGTTTTGAAGTCTTATTCACGGTAAACTATCTGAAAAGTCCCATTTTTCATTAGTCAAAATTGCTGTGTGTTTACCTCGTGTTTCAATTGTACATAATTTCCACGACATATCCAAACCGAAATGCAATTTTTTTTCAAACGCTCGTATTTGCGATTTTTCGGGCGATTTTGTCTATGGATGATTAACTATACCAGCCATACGGTTAACGCCTCGATTTCGTCATCTTTGACCCCTAATTTTTGATTTCTTCGGTATGGGTTTCTGTCGTTCCTTGAGAGATGTAATTTTCTTGTTCCATATCTGCCATAATTTAATGTTTTATTTTCCAAAAGTAAATAGTTTGTTTGAAACAAAAAAACCACCGTGCTTCGGGACACGGTGGAAATTTTACCAATTAACTATATATTTACAAACTATACCAGATTTCACGCTCTGGTTAGGCGTTAATTTATTCTTCTTCTTGTTCCTCGTATGCTTCAATCAATTCTTCCACATTGTTATTGAACTCATTAATGCGTTTGGTTAGATAACCATCGTAAGAATTCATTAACAAATCCAGTGTAGTGTGTTTTCGTTGAAATACGTCATTTATATCCTCTTCACCATAGTCCTCTATCTTATCCTTAATCTCATCGCACCAGTCAGAAATATCCTCAATCAGCGATTCCCTTTCCGCTTTCAACTCTTCATTTAATTCTTCTTTAGTCATAGTAATTTCAATTTTAATTTGTAAATAATATTTTAATTTGCTTTTTCTTGTGCCTCTTGTTTTTCAACATACTCTTCAAATTGCAAGAAAATCCACCCGCTGGCATTGCTGTATGCTTCTGTTATATGTTCTACGTCTTTCAGAAAGAAAACCTCCCGTTTGTCTTTAATTTCAACACACAGCGTTGAATTGTTCTGAATATACATTAACACCTTGAATCCGTTTTCGCTTTCAAGGACAAAACGCTGCCCAAGCGCGGCACATTGTAGGAAGTTATTGTAAAAATCAAACATCATATCAACAAAATTGGTTACGTTTTCGTTGTTCTCTGCGTTTTTGCTCGCCAGCACTTGATTTTCTTTCATATTACTTTTTAATTTATATCACAACCAACATCGGCTGTATTGGCAGTTGTACCAAAAAAGATATACAAATCCAAATCGAAACGCAAAAAAAAATTCATCGTGCTTGGAAGGTTTTGATTTTCAGTCTGTTGAGATGAAAAAAAAAAAACGTAATTCATAACGGACAGTCACGTTTCGTATCGCGCCCATATATATTATATATTTAAGAATATATTGCTATAAGGTAAGAAGCGTACCTTTATAGAATACGTAAGTAATAGTAACGTTACGTAATCGTTTCTTATTTTCTTTTTATGTTACTTTTTCTTTTCTTCTTTTTGGCAATCTCAATCGGAAAGTTAAATTATGTTAAAAATGCGATGCGATACGTTTTCGGTTTGGAAGTCACGATTTATTTTTGTACAACTACCAGCGAGAGATAATGGTGAAGGTTAGAGAAACAACAGGCAGGGCTATATCTGGAACAATACCATTATCTCAAAAACTCCAGATGTAGCCCGACCTGTATTAACTAACAAACATATTATGGCATACAAAGATACCAAAGAGCTTTGGGACAATTTCAAGTCCTTGAAAGAAACAGCACCATCAATGGATGCGGAAACGTTAAACACGGAGTTCCAGCGTATTCTCAACAGCGTTGACGAATATTACACACTCCAATGTTACAGGGATGACACACGTAAGAAGATGACAGAACAACTTGAGAGGATTCTGCGTATCAAACAAAACTTCATTGACAAGTCTGGCAAACCGACTGTAAAGGGATTTGTGATTTCAGACAATATGCTTCCAACCGAATCGAAAGAGACGATGCGCGTGGCCATTCTTGACTGTTTCATTGCAATGAGGTTGAACGAAAGATTCTGCTCACTGGTTGACACAGACCAATCGTATTTCTGGGAGTATCTGACACTTTTGAAACAGTCTGTGGCCAGAAAATACGAGGTCAGCGAGGAGAAAGCCAGACAGACCATCATTGAGCTATGGAACAAGGTGTACGATGACGAAGAAACGGCTGCGAGAAACGCAAAGGAAACGGCGGAGTTCCTTGCCATTCTCAACGGAGAAAAAACTGGTACAGTTTTTGCTGAAAAAGAAGCGTCAAAAAATTAACTTAATACCCAATCCTATGAAAAAATTGGACGTAATTGGTATCGCAAATGAATACCAAACAAAAACAAGACTGATTCAAGAGAATATCATCAACTCAATGAAGAGGTCGGTCAAGACAAGGGATTTCAACAGAATGAAACGCATAAAAAGCCCGTTTGTCGAAGACTGTTTCGTGTTAACCACAAGCGACAGATACACTGGAACTATATTCATCAAGGTTGACGGAAAATGGGTGTTCAACAGTGAAAGAGTTGATATTGAGGGTAAGGTTTTTGAATGTTTCAACATCATTTCAGAGCATTGCATTGAAAGATTCCGCTGCCGTCTCAATATGTACGCCACGCCAATCGAAGACGTTCTGAAACGTTTTGAAGAATCGTACCTAAACGGAAAATCGTTTTCGACCACAACGGACAGATTAGGCCAGTGCGTCTATATTGACACCTACAACGTTGTATGCCCAGTTGAATATACCTATTACAACGGCAATACCAGTTTGGTTTGCATCATAAAGACAGTGTTAGACCAGCCAGACAGAAAGACAGACGAGGTTAGGGGCAGACAAGATTCAATCCTTGAGAAAATGGCATCAGTGGCGTAAACAAACCAAATATTGTAAAGAAAATGAAAATAAAGAAACATATCAATTTTGAAAAACTTGACGAAAAGGCCGTCAAAGTGGAGAGTATTGAAGCACTTTTGAAAGAAGGTGTTATAACGGAAAAAGACATCAGAGTTTTCAACAGTTTTGACATTCTCCCTCACCAATGTCACCATACCAGCATAATGGCGGCTATATTAGGCGATGGGATTGATAGCGTGGCTGGACGGTTCACCAAAACGAGAAGTGTTTCTGGCTTCCATTGTATCAACCGAAAGAAAGACCAGAACGGAAATTGGAGATATTTCGATTTGACAGACTGGAAAATCGGATTGCATTATAAAAGTTTCTACCAAGAGAGAGCTTTCAACAGAGAGAACGCCTATAACTGTTTCTCTTATTACCGTTACAGCTTCAACACCTCTTTCCCCGCTATCGGCAATTTTTACTACGATGACAATGGTGATTTGAAAACCACGATAGACGGTGCTACACCAAGACTATTCAGTAAAAGGGAAATTGAAATGTGGGATTAAGCTGGTGATTTCTGGCACGGTTTTTGCATATAGCCAACTGTCAAAAAATAACTTAAACCCAATCAGTATGAAAAAGATTTTATTTGCAGCATTGGCATTCGTGGCCATCGTTTCAAGTTCCTGCACCGATTCACAGAAAGCCAGAATCTATGTCAAACGTTACCTCGGTGACGATGTTAAGATTACCGATTTCACGTATAATGAGAAAGACACGGTTTACACGTTTGACGAAATGTATGAAGTGTTGAAACAAGTGGACTACAAAGATAACGAGGCGAGGCGTTATAAGAGATTATCGGACAAACATTTTCTTTTCGGTAGCGTAAGTCTTGGCGAAAGATACGGTGACAAAGCGTGTGAGATGTTGAGTGAAGAAAACATATTGCTTGATATTTTAGGCGATATGCAGCCAACGAAACATATTGTAAGCACCGTTGAAGTAACATACAGAAACAGCGAAAACAACTACAAAACAGACAAGTTCACACTGACAAAAACACACACTGTCGGAGGCAAAATCGAAAGTCTCGGTGTAACCCTTGAAGAGTTCAATACCTTGATGAGAAAAATAGCAAACAAACCGCTTGACTAAACAGGTATGAAAGAATATTTATTTACACTTATTTTTGCGGTTTTGTCAAGTGCCGCTTATTCCCAGAGCTTCACTATTGAAAATGTCGTTGGAAGAGGACAATATTTCAAATACGAAACCGAAACCCAATACGAAAAATGGACTGTCAAATACCTTAATGTTACGAAAGACAGTGATAGTTACAAAGTATCGTGTCAATTATACAACGTGAACGAATCGTTTTATGACGAAATACCTAATGACACCACTGTTTACACGTTCATTGGTGATTTCACAAAGTCAACACGTAAAGACGGTACAGGGTACACGCTCAAACATTCGGAAGAGGACGGTTATGCAAACTATACCGTCAGCGTATGCAAGAGCGGGTGTTTTGACGAAATAACCATAATGATACATTACCAAGTTCTGACAAGCGGTTATGTTGTTTTTATAGATATGACAACAGAAGAATTTCAAAAATGCCAACATAATTAATACACAACACACAAACAGTTATGAAAAAGTATTTATTAACACTTGTTTTAACAATTGCTTCAATTGTATCAACGAAAGCACAAGACATATTCGTATTTGAAAAAGACACGGTAAACAACAAATATGACAGCACTCTTGTTGTTTCCTGCAAACTCCACGAAGGTGACTGTTTGTATGTACAAGTTTATGGATATGAAAGCAAAGGTGTAAGAGCAGAGATGGACACTGTTGTTTTGTTGGAATATAAAATAAAAAACAATACAAATCGTGTGAAAATCGGATTCGTGACAAAAGACGAAGTATCTTGGGAGGTGGTTTATTACATAATTGATTACAGAATATTCTACAAAGGCGAGTTTTGTTATGATTATGCGTGTGATTGTTACAGATATATGCGAGTAAACAAAGGTAGCCATATAAGATTTACAAGACCAGAAGAGAACGAAGGAAACTATGAATGGGCTTTTTATAACCAAAAGACTGGTGTGCATACACTATCATATTGATAATCAACACGTAATTTTTGGCACAGTTTTTGCTTATAGGTAAGCGTCAAAAAAATAATTTCATTCACCAAAAGGTATGGCTACCGTATAACAGCCAGAAAGATATGAATAACAACATCAGAGAGACCATCAGCAACAACGTGAACAACACCATCGCCAACCACGAGAGCGGAAGATTCGTCATTGAGAACATCATTGACTTCTATGACTTCAAGTATTCCATTGACGTGGAGAAAAGTGATGACCATTATATCTATTTCCCTATCGTGGAAATTGAAAGTCTGGAGTACAATGTGAAGATTGTTGACAACACTGCCAGTGCCGAATGCACTTATTTTGGTGATGATGCCGCAGAAGACATTACAGATTACATTGAATCTATGTACGAGAGTTTCATTCAGTATGTAACCGATATGCGTGAAATCGTTGAGAACGAAGTCAAAAGAGATATGGATATTCTCGGTGAAGATTTCAATTCAGATGACACTTTGGCTGACATTCAGACCAACTATATTGACGATATTGACGATTACGATTTTGAGTTCTCAACTGACGCTGACAAGTCCTTCAAGTCTATGTGGTACGAGACTTTTCTTGAGTGTGTTGACCAGATGAAAGCAACAAGATAGTCATTCATAACTTATAATTTTAATTGTTTGGAAATCAGTCCTTTGCTTAAGGGCTGATTTTTTTTTTTAGGTTTTTCTTGACTTTTTTGGTATAATAGGTTATATTGTTAACAAATAATCTATTAAATTACTGGAAAATGCAGAAATACGACCCTATCAGCGTGCTGGTGAACAGCGGAAACAAGTGGAGGGTGTTCACGACAGAGAGTTTCACCATACGACCGATAGTAAACCATTTGCAGCGATACAACGCTGATTTCAACATACGCAAAGTCCGTTACGGCTACTTTCCGACAGAAATACTGCCTAACAACACGTCTTGGACAAAAATGACTTTGTACGAAGTGAATGATATGTTTGACGTGATAGACGAGGACACCAATTTCGACACAATACCGAGTGTCCCAGACCTCAAGAAACACCTTCTGGAGAACTACGACTACAGAACCGCATTATCTATGTGGTATATTCATTGTGCAAACAGCCACATATACCCCTCAAAATCGGTTTTCAGAGGCGTTAAGGTATCGGACATCCCAGATTGGCTGATAACGCAAACAGGGCGATGCCAGAGGCCTTGTTTCGTGTCTGACAAAGACAACCCATATACAAACGTGTGGGATATTCTCAAATATTACGATGGAAGAAGGATAGACAGAATGATTAACGGCCAGAAGGTCAGCGGCTATCTTCTTGATTCAATGAGAATAACGAATGGAGAATCCGACACGTATGGCGTATAACATTGACGAATCGGATTTTGTTTACTACTGCACAAAATGCTATTCCCTTGACATTAGGACTGACAACAAGAAATGTATGCACTGCCATTCCTGCGGTGCTGACATCTACAATATAGACATTACCAGCTTCCATAGATGGGAAGAGCTTTACCAAGACAAATACGGACGCAAACTCGTTGAAAAGACGAGCGTTTATGACGATTTGAACGAAGTGTTGGCCGATGAAGGCGAAGTGATTATGACCGCTGACGAGGCGTTGTCGAACCAGATGAACGTTGGTGACGTAATCAACAGAAAAATAAAAGACTAAACTATGAAGACAATTGGACAAAAACAAAGTGAAAGCACGCGAAATAACGGACTATGCTTATTTCAAGATGATGATACCAGAAGGATGGACAACGACCCATTCGACAGACGAATACTCACGTTACGATGCGACCGTGACAAACGGCAACAAAGTGATTTACACGGAGTTGAAGGGAAGGGACATTGAGATTACGGACAAAATCAAAAGCGAAGGCGCATATATAGAATGCGCGAAAGCCGACTATCTCTACAAACTCGGTGACGCTGCGATAGTACAGATGTTCTGGAAGTCAAACGTGACCTATGTATGGAACTTGAAGGACAGAGGCGAATGGGAGAAGGTTTACAAGTATATAGACAACAACAACGAAACGAGGAAGGATGTAGGCAAATGGGTTTACCTGTTGCCGTTTGACGAAAAGAACGCCAGATACACGGTGGATTTGACCGATTACCCAGTAATGCTTGAAAATATTTATAATAAATTGGAAAACAACGAGATATGAACATTGAGAGAAGAGCGTGGAAAAACCTCCACAGACTTATAGAGGACGGGCTTCTGACAGAGAAAGAGAGCTGGGAGCTTGCCTGCGGAATATTCAAAATCAACATCGAATATTACCCTCAATACATACAGCCGAATGACATACAGATACCGTTTGACGCGAGTTCTATTGACGAACAACAGCAAATAAATGAAACCAAAGTCAAAGGTTTCGCACCTACGAATAATTGAGAAAAATTCAAAGGTAAATGGCTGATATAAACAAGATTATACCGAAAATCAAAAAATGGGAAGGCGGTTATGTATCACACCCAGCAGACACAGACGGCGGTTGCACTATGCAAGGAATTACACTAACGACTTTCAGACGCTATTACGGGCGCGATAAGAATTGCAATGACCTCAAAAAAATAACAAATGACCAATGGAAACACATTTTGAAAACTGGATATTGGGACAAAATGAAAGCCGATGAAATTGAAAACCAGTCAATTGCGGAGTTATGCGTTCAAATGTGCTGGGGAAGCGGAGCGGTTACAGCAATAAAGAAGATACAAAGGTGTTTGGGGACAGAAGCGGACGGTATAGTAGGAAAAAAGACGCTTGCACTGCTTAACGGAGAGAACAGAGCCGAAATACACGCAAAATTACTTGAAATGAGACGCTTGTGGTTTATGAACATCGTACAGAACAATCCAAAAAAGAAAGTGTTTTTGAATGGATGGTTGAATCGTTTGGCTACGTTTGTCTTTGAAGAATAAGAAGGAAATTGCGTAATGAATGTCAAAATCAAAACACAAGAAAGACGTAGGGAAATTCAAATCACATTTTGAATTGGAGGTTGCGGAGGTGATTGGCGGTGACAAATACGAGGTAGCGGAGGTGGACTATGAAGAGCCAGCTGTGAGCCACAAATACACGCCAGATTTCACGATTACGGCCACGGATGGACACACAGTCCACTTTGAGACGAAAGGCCGTTTCAGAACGAAATCCGAGGCCGACAAATACATCTGGGTGAGGGATTCCAATCCAGATATAGACTTACGTTTTATCATAATGGGCAAAAAGACGCTTATGCCACGGTCAAAGAAGACCACAATGTACGATTGGTTGAGAAAGAACGGTTTCACTGTGTACGTGTGGCCTAATTTGCCGAATATGAAAAAACTTTAGTTAGGATTTGGAAATCTCAAATACATTTGCAATAATAGTATTGAACTTTTTTCGTACATAAAATTTTTATTTTTTGGTTTGAACCCCGTCAGAATCCGCTGGCGGGGTTTTGTGTTTCTTATGGAGAAACCTGTTTACACGCGCCGCACAGACAGCGAAAGAACGCCTTGACTTGAAACAGAACCTGCCTATGTTCTCGTTGTCAACCAGAACGAGGTAAGCCCCGATATTGGGCAGATAATCACCCGTGTGCCTGTCGAATTTCAATTCTTGGCATACAATGACCTCACCGAAATAAACAGATTCGTCTTCATCCATAATGATGATGTACGCACCAGTATCGTCAAGGGCTTCGACAATATCATCCGTGGTTAGAAACGCGCCTTTTCTGGCATCGTCTTCCGTAATTATTATCTCCATATAGCTTTGTCGTTTAATACCAGCAAAAATACATTTTTTCCAGACAAGTCAAAAAAATATTAAAAAGACTTGACATTTCAAATAAAAATCGTATCTTTGCCGCCGACTTCACTGGTCATACGGCCAGTCCCCCTTACCCTTTGGGTAGAAGAAGTTATTTTTTGACACTTGGGAGGTTAACGCCTCCCTTTTTTGATATGTCATTATGTCAGAACGGTTCTGCCATTCTGTCAGGTTGATATTGCAACTTGTTGAACGGCAAACAGAAAGGGACTGCCAAAAACGACAGTCCCAAGTCCAAGCCCGACACTGGAAAACCAGACAAGTCAAACGGCGCGAAAATACAAAATATTCACAACAGACGGCTGTTGGCTTCAAAAAGTCTGTCAGTCGGTATCTCACCCAGATAATTGTCCGTTATGCCGAGATTATGACCGAGATTGCGCTCAATGACGGCGTAATTGACACCTTCGGAGTTCAGCACGGTGCAGTATGAATGTCTGGCGAATGTGAACGAGCAATCGCACCGCAAACCGAGTTTCCCGCACACTTTGCGCAATACCTTGCTGGCGTAGGTGTTGACATACATAACGCGCATTTCAACGGCTTCATCGTCATTGACATCAACGCCTCCGAGATAAGAGCCGAATACAAGCCCGCCAGATTCGTATTCGTCACCAATGGAATCCAAGAGGGATTTCAATTGTCCAGTTAT